AGGTCGACAAGGAGATCGCTGAGTACGCTCCAGGGAAGGCTCTCCCTATCCATGCTCAGATCTTCGAGGACTTGAAGAAGGCCGGTCGAGAAGTCTGGCTTCCGCACGTGGTCCGTTACATCGCGGTCGTGCCGGACGGAAAGCGCCAAGGCAACTCGGATGGCCTGGACTACGAGATGTTCATCGGCTCTGGCCGCGAACTGGATCGGGTCCACTACTGGAATGTCGAAATCCTGGCGAAGCTGGTCAGGGTCCTAGAAGCGGTCTATCCCGACTGGGATTGGTACGCTCACGACACGACGATCGTGGCCCAACGAGAGAAGTTCATCGCTACCCAAAAGGATAGGCTAGGCGACGCCAAGAGCTTCTTCAAGGTGATCGCGCGCATCCCCAAGTCCAATCTCTCGGCTAGCCAGAAGAAGGAGTTTCTGGCTGAGATCCCGGAGTATCTCGTCTCGTTGCGGCGCGAAGAACTCAAGGCGCTCATCATCAAGAGGCTGGAGAAGTTCACCAACCACAAGGAGGTCCAGCTCCCTTGTGATGTCTGTTCCCCGGAACGTCCTATAGTGCACTCGGCTGGACTCCGAGTTGCCAGGATCCATAGTTACGATTCAACGATCTGCCATCACTGCGGTCAGGAGACCGAAGCGCGGATCGACGAGACGAAGGAGAGCGACGATGCCGCTAGCATTTGATGATGACGATCCTCCGGCCCCGAAGCCTGCCGCTGCCCCCAAGAAGGGTCCGGCCAAGCCCAAGGGCACTCCCCCGAGCCCCCAGGAGATCCACAAGGAAGCCACCTCGAAGCCGGCCGAGACGGATGCGAACAGTCCGTTGCTCAAGTTCATGGCCGAGCACGTCCAGAAGTGGCCCATCACCCAGCGCATCGTGGTCGAAAAGGGACCCCAGGCCGGTGAGACTGGAGCCGTGAAGGGCCACCAAGTCGACTCGGTCCGGATCTCCGGATCCGACGCGACGTCCTACGAAGGTGTCATCGAAGTCGAGTGGGACATCCCCAGGACCGAACCACCGATCCTCCCATCTCGGGTCCCGGTCTCCGAGTGCCGCTACGCGGGGATCAACGACGCCACCAAGGAAGTCTCGGTTCACCGCCGCACCATGGCCGCCGTCGGAAAGGCCAAGAAGGAAAAGCCGGTCGATCTCAAGGCTCAGGCCGAATCCTATGCTGCCAAGTGGCCTGTCGGGACCTTCGTGAAGAGCATGTCGGATCCCCAGCGCCACACGCGCGGAGTCATCCTCAGCCCCCCTCGGATCGAGAGTTGGAAGGGGGCCGGCGACCACGTCGTCGTCACCGTCCTTTGGCCCGATCGAGATCTCCCTCCGGCTGGGCGACTCTTCCAACTGGGGACCGAAGCGGTAGGAGGCCTCAACGAGACCGAAGTCAAGTTCGATTGGAAGTCGCTGATCGTCGCGGCTTCCAAGATCGAGCCGGACTTCAACTGGGGCGTCGACATCCGCATCAAGAAGAGCGAGATCGACCTGGCGATGGTGGATGTGTTCTTGGCCCAGTCCTACCAACTCGCCAAGGATAGCAAGGACCCCACGTTCAAGGGCGTGGACTGGAAAGCACTTGGAGTCTTCGAGACTCTCGAAAGGGCCGAGAAGTTGCTCAAGTCCAACAAGACGGAAGCCACTCCTCCTCCCAGCAAGCCCGCTGTTCCTCTGACGCCTCCAGATCCTCCCAAGACCCCCGAGGTCAAGGCTCCAGAGACCAAAGTTCCGGTCAAGGAGACTTCCGCCGCCTCCGCAACCCCACCAAATGAGGCTGCCAAGCCCAAGGTGGAGAAGAGCACGGCCCTCGAGACCGTGAAACCAAAGGAAACTCCTGGGCTCAAGGAGGCGTTCCTGGGCTTGGTGGACAACCTCGGCCTGGCCGAACTGATCGGGCTGCCGGTGAACTTCGATCTTCAGGCGGCCCTGACCGTCCTCAAGGATCTCAAGAGCATCATCGGTCTCCCGGTGGGGCACGATCCCAAGTACCAGGCCGAGAGGATCCAGACCGACCACTACCACGTGCAGACGGCCCATGCCGCGCTTCAGTACGCCCTCTCGGAGGCTGAGACCTCGTTCGAGGCATGGCTCGCGTCCCAGGTCCACGAGAACTATCGCCTGGCGCGCGAGCAGTACGAGAAGGATCTCCAGGGCTACAAGAGCAAGGCGAACGAGAAGCCCCTCGCTCCGGATCGCTCGTCGATCAAGGACCAGATCAAGGCCAACCCCCTCTGGTTGTCCTACAGCCGGGCCATCAATCGGCTGCGCTACTGGGCCATGATGATCGAGAAGGTCGCGGTCGACGGCCACAGCCGCAAGGCCTTCTTGATGATGAACCTCCACAAGAACGATCCGATGGGGAACATCACGGCCACGACCCAGGACGAGCTCGACCAACTCACCCCCGGGGCGAAGGATGGGATGGAGCACTCGTACGTCGAAGGTCTGGGGGAGGGGGCGAAGACTCCTCCGAGCAAGCCGGCCGCCGCCAAACCACCGGCTAAGGTGGCGGAGCTTCCTCCCAAGGCTCCACCGAAGTCTCCTCCGAAGATCGTGGAGGAACCGACCCCGATGGACGACGAGCTCGCCAAGAAGCTCGGCTACGACCCGGAGACGGCCAAGCTCTTCCCGTGGCTCTTGAACGAGAAGCCTCTCCGGGGGCCCTGTCCCCTCTGCAAGGGCGAGGCCTACACTCTCGACGGGAAGATCTACGAGGTCTCCCGCAAGGAACACAACTGCAAGAAGAACGATGACATCGAGGATGGTTTCGCCACCTTCGATGTCGGGGATCCCTTCGAGGAGGTGAAGAGCAAGACCCCTGTTGATGGAGAACCGAACTACGAAGCCAACGGCGCCGACGAGCCAACTGGCAGTACCCAAGAAGCCTCTACCGACTCCGAAAGCACCACTGACGACTTCTTCGATGGAATTGACCCGAACGCTCTTGGTTGAGCGAACGGGACTCTGAGAGGACTTTTCGATGACGAAGCACGTGAACGATGACTCGATCTACGACATCCAGGAACTCGCCGACCGCGAAGTCGAACGCCTGGAAGAAGAGGGTGTCGGGCGTTTCAGCCGCACCTTCTACCTGAGCCCAGGGAAGAACGAGAACGAACGCAAGACCCACCTTCGGCCCGTCTTCCTTCCCAACAACGCCTATGGGCAGACCCGGGCGACCTACATCGTCCCCTGTCACAAGGGCCTCGACAAGCTCAAGCCTGGCACGAAGCGGAGGCTCTTCCCTCGCATCAAGCCGGGGACGGAGTCGGTCGTCTGCCTGAACGCCAAGAAGGACGACGACAACTGCCCGGTCTGCGTGCGGGCCAAGGAGGTCTCGGAGGAGCTCCGGGAGGCCGAAGCCGTCGCCAAAAGCACCGGAAGCCAGAAGGACGTCATCCGGGCCAAGTCGCTCCGGATGTACTACAGCTCGATCAAGAGGACCCTCTTCCACTTCTTCGTGGCCGTGAAGCACATCGGCCCCGTCGCCTCGGGGGACGAGAAGGAGAAGGGGAAGATGGCGATCGGAATGAACCCGGAGAAGGCGATCGAGGGAGTCAACCCCCGCGGCTACTGCCGAGTTCCTCCGGATCAGGCGAAGGTCTGGGTCGACCCGATCGGGATCGTGGAGTTCAAGGACTACTGGGCCGAGAGCTACCTCAACCTCGTCAACGCGAAGGCTATGACTCAGATGGCCTTCGACCAGAAGATCGGTCGGAAGAGCACGCGGCCGGAGTACATCCGCCAGTGCCCCCTGCGGTTGGGTTCCCCCTTCCATCCCAAGACCGGCTTCTCGCTCGAATGCCACGTCTCGGGAAAGGGGAAGATCCAGTCCTGGAAGTGGGCGAACGAGACCGCGTCTCCTCTCACCAAGGAAGAGACCCTGGTCATCATCGCGGCCTACCCGAACCTCATGCTCGAGGTCTCGCCGCGTGGGACCGACAGCCTTCCTTCGCTCCTTGACTGGCGCAAGCAGCCGGGCAACGAGAAGAAGGATGACCTCTCCTACGAGCGCTTCAAGCAGGAGCACCTCCATCGGGCCCTTGACGAGGTGCTGGGAGTCAAGGAAGAGGCGGCGGCCGTCGAGGGGAGCAGCCCTCTCGATACCCCGACCGAGGGTGAGGAAGTGGTGGTAGAAGAGGGGGCCGAAGAGAGTGATCTCGACGCCTTCGCTGTCTCCACCAAGGGAGGAGAGCTCGAGGGGTTGGACGACATCCCCTCTCTGGGCTGAGGTTCGCAAGGAGGCCCCTGGGAAACTGGGGGCCTCCTTGTCTCCGTAATCTGATTACGTGGTCCTATAGTGCTGACGAGGAGGAACGATGCCGCTCATCGACGGTGAAACACCAACGGTCACGACAGCTCGCAAGGAGCCGCGCAAGGCGAAGGCTCGCAAGATGACGGCTCCCAAGAGCTTCGCTGAGATGTCGCTCGGGGAGAAGCTGAACTCCCCGGCGGCGGAGGCGGCTCGCAACTACATCGCCAAGAAGTTCGGAGCGGATGCCATCGGTGGGTTCGCTCATCCGATGCCCGAGATCCGAGTCATCCCGACAGGGTTCCACGCCCTCGACGCGCAGATCGCCAAGATGAATCCGGCCCGGGGAGGCATCCCACGTGGCATGGTTTCAGAGATCTCGGGAGAGGAGTCGTCAGGAAAGACGACCTTCTGCCTGGGGTTCATCGCCAACGCGCAACGAACCTTCGATGCCCATGCCGTCTTCATCGACGTGGAGAAGAGTCTCGACTCAGAGTACGCCCGCAAGATCGGCGTGAACCTCGGGACGTGGGACTACTTCATCGCTCATGACGGAGATGAGGCGGCCGAGATGGCTCGCACTTGGGCCTCCGTCGCGGACATCATCGTGATCGATTCGTTCGGGGTGATGAACTCCAAGCAGAACATCGACAAGCCGATGGACGAGACTCAGATCCGGGCCGACTCAGTCAATCTCATCAACCGCTTGCTGATGAAGACCGCCAGCCCCATCTGGAAGCGCGGCTGCGCCCTCGTGGCGATCAATCAGGTGCGGGCCAAGATGAATGCCCAAGCCTGGGAAGACCCCACGGACACCCCGGGAGGCAAGCGGCTCCGTCATGCGTATGGCCTACGGCTGAAGGCCTACAAGGGTCGTAAGATCCTTCAGGGCGACGAGATGATCGGCATGATGACCAAGATCAAGGTCATCAAGAGCAAGATCGGCCCCCAGTTCGGGGCTGCGGACTTGCCGATCATCTTCGGTGAGGGGATCAGCATCGCGGTGGCCGTGTTCGAGGAAGCCCTCCGGATGGGGGTCATCGAACAGTCTGGCTCCTTCTACGGCTTCGCTGGAGAGCGTTTGGGGCAGGGCAAGGAAGCGTGCCGAACGCTCCTGCGCGAGAACAAGGAGCTCCTGGACAAGATCCAGGACGCCATCCAGTCCAAGGACGCCACCCTGGAGACTGAGAACCTCACGGCCGAAGTCGACCCGACGGAGTTCGCGGTGAATGGGGACGTCGATGTCGAGTGAAGGACCCCCCTCTCCAATCGTGAAGACGGTCGACGTGAGCTGTATCCAGGACTTCCACAACATCATCCTCGGATCCATTCGGATCGGAGAGCTTGCGAAGTCTCTCGGGTTCGATGGGAAGGTTCTCGAGAGGATGGACTCCGAGGAGGCTCTTCAGCTCCTCGATATGTTGTCGACTGGGTTCAGGATGGTCGTCTTCCTCTCGCGAAAAGCCAAGAATGGTGGCGACCTTCCAGCCAAAGAGTTGGAAGCCAGCTTCGACCGTTTCAGCGAGGGGGCCTGGGCTCTCTTGCGCCTCATCATGGTCGAGGGCGCCCGGCTATCCAAACTCTCGGAGGGGTTCAGTGCGAATCCGCCGGCTTAGGTTCAAGAACTTCCAGTCCCACAAGGACACCGAGATCTTTCTTCACGACGGCGTCACAGGCGTCCAGGGCGACAACGACGTCGGTAAGACAGCTCTTCTGCGGGGTTTGGAGAGTTTGATCTACTTCACCCCCATGACGGTGAGTACCTGGGCTCGCTTGAGCAAGGAGCCGTGCCGCGTTGAGGGGGACTTCGAGCTGGACGATGGGGAGGTCGTAACGATCGCCCGACAACGGACCGAGGATGAAAAGGGTGTTCTGGTACCGAGGAGCCAGTTCTACGAAGTCACCCGGGGGGGCAAGACGACGCCCTTTCCCTCCCTCAAGCAGAACCTCCCTCCCCAGGTCGAAGCGATCTTCGCGATGCAGCCCATTGTCTTCGAGGACAAGACGGAGTTCTCACTCAACCTGAGCGAACAGATCCCCGACCGCGGCCCTTTCTTGATCGGGGCTGGATACACAGGGGCCACTCGTGTCAAAATCCTTGGCTCGGTTACGGACCAGCACCTCTTCGATGAAGGGGGCCGAGTCCACAAGATCACGAAGGAACGGCTCGAGGGAGAGGCCAAAACACTCGAAGCTCTCAAGAGGGAGACTGAGAGCGAACTCGACTTGATCCGCGGGGAGACGAACTATTCGTCCCTCTTGGAAGAGGTCGAGGGGATCGCCAAGGAGGTAGAACGTGGCGAAGGACAGGTTCTTGAGACACGACGACTTCTCGATGGAGTCGCAAGAACCTATGAACGAGTCCGAGACCTCCATGCTCGAACGATGGCGTTCGATGGCTTGCCAGAGTTGCGAGCCGCCTACGATGATGCCCGAGCCAAGCAAGTCCGTCTCGACCACAATCGCTCCCTACTTCGCGGAGTTGCCGAACGGCTCCGAGCTCTGGAGGGACTTCGTGAAAAGCTGGGCCGCCTCGCCGACGTTCGTCGACTACGTGAGGAACACTCCCAGCTCGAGGTTCTCCGTTCGAGGATTCAGCTCGATCTGCCAGATCGCTTCCTTCGAGCTGAACGCTCCCTGGCCTCCATTCAATCACGCATCCGAGCCGGGAGTTGTTCGGGGGCCTTGTCGGCTCTCGGGGAACTACAAGACCTTGTTATGCGGACGAGCGATCAGCAAGGGCTTCTTTGTGGACTGGAACAGGCCCAACGGAATGCCGAGACGGCCGCAGCCCGGGTAGCAACCGGAAAGCAAGCGATAGCGATCGCCAAGATTAACTTGGCCGACAAGCTCAAGACGACCAAGACGTGTCCCTACGCCCCCTTCGCGGTCGAGTTCCAAGACACCTGCAAGGCAAAGTTCAAGGTCTAACATGCTGACCAGAGCTGAAATCCGGAAGAAGCTGATGATAGGGGTTGTCGCTCCAGGAGCTCCAGAGCTCGATCGACTCGTCGAGGGCTACTTCATCTGGCTCTCTTCTCCCGTAAGTCGTTTGCATCCCAGTGGGGTGTGCGTTCATCAGACCCCCAAGAAGATGATGTCCTGCCTCCGTTTTGACGAAGCGAGTTCCAAAGCGATGGTCGAGAAGAGCATCTTGGGAGCTCTCTTGGGGCGCCGAGCGGTCAAGATCGTTGGGTCACAGAGCTTGGTAGCTGCTCTCGCCTTCGCCAAGCAGATCACCATCCAACAGAGCTGGATCCCCTCCTACCTCGACGCGAGCACTCTCCTCGATCCTGAGCAAGAGCCCGAGTTTGAGGGAGGACTCCGGGGTATCGTGATCCTCAATCTCTACCCGGACATCCAGGACGGAAAACTGTTTGCAGAGGTGCAGGCGCGCATCATGACGAGGATCAAGAAGCACGCCGGAGCCACGATCCTCGTGAGTTCGGCTCACGAGCGCCAGGGAGGCCTCTTGGGAGAACTCATCACCAAGATCCTGAAGCCTGATCCGGTCGTGAGGGTGGTGGCCATTTGAGCAACTTCTACGAGCCCGATCCTTCGATCGAACGGAAGGTCGTGCGCGGCCTCATCCAGGTCGGGGAGTTCGCCCGGCGCTACCGGGAGAAGAAGGTAGCGAAAGAGATCTTCGAGTCCGAAGCCGGCCCCTATCTCCAGCGCATCGCCGATCACGCCGTCGAATACTTTGGGAACTACGGCCAGACGATCCCCGTGAAGATCCTGATCGAGAAGACGGCCGCCGAAGAACAGGAGAAGGGGAACAAAGAGGGCGATCTCGTCCTCCTCAAGACCAAGCAAGTGATCGCAGAAGTGCTGGCCGAGGAAGTCCGGCCCCAGGATCTCCCCTACCTCCTCGACGACCTAATCGAACGACATCGCCGCTGGCGAACCCTCGTGAATGCCAAGGAAGTGGCGGTTCGCTTCTTCACGTGCAAGCTCGACCATGGAAAGCACGAGCTCTGCAAGGGGTGTCCTGTCTGGAGCAACTGCAAGTACCTCCAGGACAACGAGCGTGGGTTCTCGGAGAAGGTCTGGTTCTTGCAGGACATCATGCGAGAGAACGTCCTGCGGGCCACTGGAGGCAACCAGCTCGACCGAGGGACCACTTCCGCCGGCATCCGCAAGTCGCTCGATCGGCTCAAAGAACGAAAGAAGGTCCGGGACGCTGGGGGTGAGGGTTTTACCTTCGGAATCCCGACTCCTTGGCCAACGGTGACGCGGATCACAGACGGTTGGAAACGCGGAGAGTTGTACGGGATCTTCGCTGAGCGCAAGACTGGGAAGACGATCAGCCTCCTCATGACCGGTGGAGAAGGAGCGCGCTCCAAAGTTGGCATCCAGGTGTTCGCCATGGAGGACGACAAGGAGAAGTGGCTCGACAAGTTCTTCTGCCAGCAAGCCGGCTGTGAATGGGAGGAGTTCCTCAAGGGGACGATCTCCGACACCGACTTGGAACGGATCCACGCCATCGCCGACCAGTACGAGAAGGGCTGGACCGAGAAAACGATCGGAGAGATCTACCAGTTCCATCGCCCCATTGGTCAGATCAGCCTCGACGACATCAAGGCCGAACTCGATCTGCGCAAGAGCCAGGGCGAGGACGTGGGGCTCGTCCTCATCGACCATATCCACATCATGCGCAAGCCCTGGACGAAGGAAATCACCCGCGACGATCTTCGGCTGAACCACATCGTCGAGACCCTGAAGAGCTACGCCCAGACCTACAACTGCGCCATCGTGGCGGCCGCGCAGCTCAAGACCAGTGGAGAGCGCAAGGGGCACACCCGGGGTTCGGACCAGCTCGAAGATGCGTTCGACGCGGCCTGGCACCTTGTCCGAGAGAAGGGGGTCCTGAAGCTGAAGGCAGTCTGGGCCCGCAACTTCGCCAACTTCGAGATCGAGCTGATGAACCTACGGAACAAACTCCTCCTCCCCGAGGCTCAGGATATGGCCTCGACGGTGGATGACTTCGACGTCCCGAGCAACGAATGGCTCGGGGGTGGGAAGGATTGACATGAGCCAGGCCTACGAAGAGAAGCGCGCCCTCTACGAGAAGACCATGGTCAAGAAGGAAGAACGCGCCTGGTTCGTCGATTGCGTCGGTTTCACGATGGAGCCAGAGCGGAAGGCCGCGTTCTTGGCCATCCATCGGGTCGTCTGGCAGAACGAAGGCAAGAAAGAGCCGTGGAACCTCTTCCGGTTCGGGATCGAGCACGATCCCAACAACGAGCATGACGAGAACGCCGTGGTCATCTTCTGTTGGCGCCAACAGAAGGATGGCTCCTGGACGAAGCTGCGTCTCGGGCACGTCCCCTCCAAGGACCCCTTCACCAAGAAGGCATGTCACGCCAACGTGGCCGTCAAGGAGTGGCTCGAGACCGGCCAAGTCTGGATGACGGCCTACAAGAAGGCACCCAATTCGGACGAGACGTTCGATAGCCGGCTCGTGCGGCTCGTCTACATCTGGTGGGATGACCAGAAGAAGTTCGGCCGGATGAAGTTCGCCATCCACACGTCCGTCTCCATCAAGGAACTCCCGCGAGGAGTGCTCCCGATCGAGTCCTTCTCTCCTGGATCCGCCGAAGCTCCCAAGGCGAAGGCTCCTCCGGTGGAGTCGGGGGACTACCCAACCACGAAGCAGATCGAGAAGCTACTCGAGCTTCAGGGGGCGCTCTCCCAACTCCGCTATGAGAGTCCGAATGGTCTGAGCGCGGCCACCTTCATCAGCCAGTGGGATAGTCGCGAACTGTCTTGGATGAAGTTCGCGAGCCAGAGTGAGTTCGATACAGCCACCAAGGGTCTCGACGTCTATAGCGACCCAGTCGCAGCCCTCGATCTCCCGGCTTTCGAGAAAGAGTATGGTCCCGTGGCGGCCCAGAACGTCTACAAGCTCAGTGGGATCTACGCAGGCCCCTTCATCCGGCTGCACGTTGCAGCCGTCATCGCCAACGCAAGCGAGGTAGTCATGGTCCTCAAGAAGTTCAAGAGCCCGGTGGTATGACATGGGAAGCGAACGGAATGTCTGGCTCGACTTCCAGCAAGGTGATCGTCTCACCTTCGGAACCTCAGAGGGCTCGTTCAACAAGAAGGTGTGCGAGGCTCTGAGTGAAGGGCCTAGTGGGGATGCGATCAAGATCGTCGGGACGGCCTTTAAGCGGGGCCAATGCGACATCATGGGGCACCTTGAAGGTATTCCCCTGTTCTTGGAAAACAAGTTCGTTGCTTCGCTTCCAACTCGTGACGATACGGTCGTGATAGGCCCCAAGACGAAGCCCGGGTTCAGCGAGGATCAAGCCCTCTTCATGGCTGAACGCATCCAGAGGATCAGTCGTCCCTCCGCTGACATCGTTCGGCTCTACATTGGGGGCCTAATCGCCTTCTTCTTGCCACACGAAGGGAGGGCTATCGGAGTGGTCCTCGGGGTATCGTCGAGCTTCATCACCGAAAGACGGTCGCTAACGGCCGGTGAAGTGCGAGAGTACTTTCGGGTCGAACCGACGTCAAATCCGTTTCGCCTCTATGGAAACCTCAATAGTAATGACAGGTCTCTCATCGATCTCGTGAACCGACTAGAGGAAGTGCGTTGATGCCACTCGTATTCGAGGACGACGAAGAAACTACTCCTCCGAAGGCTCCGAAGAAGACGAGTCCAGATCTCGAGGCTTTCGCAGACAAGCTCGACGACTTGGACGGTGAGCTCGATCCGGCCGTCGAGACACCCCCACCACCACCGGCCGGAGAACCGCCTCCACGGAAAGCGATGCCACTCGAAGACATCCCTCTCTCGGAGACTACGAAGTACGTCATGCCGAGCGCGACCGCGAAGGACCCGTTTCGCGAGCGCCCGAGGCTCTATCTCGGCCAGTATGCGCTCATCAAGGTGGGGGATGCCGTGGCTCTCTACAAGTGGGGAGTGACCGGCCGGAAGTGGTCTTACGTTGGAGGCATCAGTAGCGTCACGGGGGAAGTCGACGTAGAAGCCTGTCTGTCCTTCATCCGCAAGAATGGTCCTGAACTGTTCGAGCTTCTGGGGATGGCTTCAGTCGCTCAGTTTGAGGTTGGTGCGGTTCTCTCGAAGAAGAACCTCAAGTGAGACTGCTGTACTCAACAGACGGGCACTTCAAGAAGACCTCTCCGCAAAGTCGGCTCGACGACTATCCCAGCGCGATCCTCAAGAAGTACCAGTGGGTCACTGACTTCGGGAACGAGCAGAAGGTCGACCTCTTTGTCGACGGAGGAGATCTTTTCGATAGCGCCATCCAGAACCCTTGGGAGATCATGCAGGTCGCCAAGACGTTCGAGGGGCGCTGTGCGCCGACCAAGGGAGTAGCGGGCAACCATCCCATCCGAGGGGACGCGGTCACGTGGATGGGCTACAGCGGCCTCTACCTCCTCGAGCGTCTCTTCCCCAAGGGCTACTTCACGATCCTGGATCCGTTCAAGGCCGACATCGAGTTCGGTGGCCGGAAGTTTCGACTCCACCACACGGATCTCGTACGCAAGCCAGTTCTCTGGAACCACACTCTCTGGGAAGACTACGAGACGGACGCGGACGTCGTCCTCGTCAGCCACTACCACCCTCAGCAGGGGGTGGAAGTCGTCAACGGCCACCTCTTCGTGAGCCCGGGGGCTATCTCCCGGGGATCTCTCGGGGAAGACAACACAAGCCGCATTCCGGCCGTCGCCTTGATCGACGTCGACTCGAGGGGGAAGGTCAAGGTCAAGCTGATCGACATTCCTTGCGAGCCGGGCGAGAAGGTACTCAATACGTCCACCGTCCTCAAAGTCGTCGACGTCGAAAGGGACCTGACCCAATACGAAGAGTCGGTGGCCGCTCTTCGGACTGCGCGCGATAACCCGGAGAAGACGATCTCTCCAGAGGAGATCCTGCGCACATTGGGAGCCTCTCTTGCACTCGGATCGGATACTATCGACCTGGCGCTGGAAACCCTCAAGACCCTCAAGGAGTGACAGATGAAGCCTCGCATCGTCGGCATCACGGGACTCGCCAGGTCGGGCAAAGACACCGTGACGAACCTGATCCTCAAGGTGGGGGGCTACTACCGGGTTTCCTTGGCCGATGAACTGAAGAAGGAGATCGCGCAGATCTTTCCAACGGTCGAGTATCCGTTCGATTGGCTCAACGTCGCCTTCCGGGACAATGGTGAGATCTACTACCCCAACGACACCAAGGATCCCGAGAAGCTCGCCATCCGCCGTCGGCTCTGGCAGCTCTGGGGAACGGAAGGACGCCGGGCCCTCTTCTCGGACTTCTGGATCTGGCGTTGGGCAGGACGAGCCATGAAAGCTCTCGTGGCCGGCTGGCCGGGTGTCGTAGTGGCCGACGTTCGGTTCCTGAACGAAGCCAAGTACATCCACGATCTTGGCGGCATGATCGTGGCCACCGACCGAGGAGACTATCGGGCCCCAGGGGTAGACTACACCCATGCCTCCGAGAGAGAAATCCCCGAGATCGTCCGTCAGTACGCGAGCATCGTCGTCCCCAACAAGGGAACCTACGAGGAATTCGTTTTCGAGGTAGAGAAGTGCTCCTCCATCATCCTCGGCGAGCAGACCTCGATGCGGTTCCCTGCGGCGAGCTGAACAGATCTTGTGGACGAGCCGCAGATCGTTTTGTTGCTTCACAGTCGGATCGCGGAAAACGACGTTCAACTGAAGAGCCAGACCGAAACGATTCGCCACCTTCGTTCGGCCGCGATAGCTCAAGAAGAACGGGTGAGCTTCTGGAGAGGTCTGTCTTCTGAGCTTCTGAACGGCCTGGAGACTCTCTGGAAGATCCGAGGGGTGCTCCCAGAGGACGTTGACGAGGAACTGATCGCACGGGCCTATAGTGCTCTCGGGAGGTCACGGGATGCCAAGTCTGGAAGAGATGGAAAGGGTTCTGCGCCAGGCCGAGCTGCGGTTGAGCAGCCTTCAGGGCGAAGAGCGAAGCGCGCAAGCCGAACTGGAGAAGTTCCAGAAGGAAATCCAGGCCAAGGGGTTCAAGAACGTGCGGGAGCTCCAAGAAGCAAACGCCCGCGACGAGCGTGAACTCGAGGAGAAGAAGGCGGCTCTGTCGATCAAGGTGGCGGCCATCCAGGAAGCTCTGAACAAGCCATGAGCCTCACCCCTCGTCCGCGAAGCCGATCTGGTTCTGAGCCCGACGAGCTTCTGATCTTCCTCGAAGCCAAGGGCCACCATGGAGAGACCTTGGTCGATCTCGTTCAGGGATTGATCGAGTTGTCCCCCGGGCCGACCCCTTACGGGATGGACATCTGGTACGAGTTCAACACGGACTTCGACTCGACCATCATGATCTTCAAGGGCGTGGCCTGGATCTACGAAATCGCCCACCTCGTCAAGCGCTTCCGAGCCAACGGGATCCCTGTCCGCGGGTGGTCGAACTGGTCTCTCCCGTTCATCGAGGCTCTGACGGCAAGTATCCCCGAGCTCGATCCGGTTCTCGACAAGCTGACCCTCGGTGTCCCCTTCCGGGGAAATCTGGCAGCCTTGGATCTCTACATCCAGCAGAAGGTGGCAGTCGAGAAGGAAGAGGCCGACGAGGGGGAGGAGACGGACACTGCCATCGCTGAAGAGGCGCGAACCTTCTTTGGAGAGAACCTCGATGGTGGATGAGCTGCTAGCCGAGCTGCGTAACCGCGCCGAGAACCAGAAGGTTCGCCGGCTCGCGGCTGAAACGAAGTTGACCGGCTATACGAAACGGCTGGTCGATCTCGAGAAACTCATCCAGAGGCACCACGAGGCCAAGACTCTCTTCTTGGAGGGTGCCAAGTTCAGTCGCGAGAAGACCGTCAAGACCGTTCAGAAGAACACCACGAACGCGCTCCGGGCCATCTTCGAGGACCGCTCGATCGATTTCTTGATCGAGATCTCGGAGAAACGTGGGGCGCTTGACGCCGACTTCCAACTCCGCTGGGAGCGGGATGGGATCCTTACTCAGGACTCTCCCATGCGAGCCAAGGGTGGGAGTTACACGGACGTCATCACGACGGCGCTCCGGGTGATCTTCCTGAACAACCATGTCCCCAAGAGGCGTCCCATTCTCTTCTTGGATGAGCCTGGGAAGTTCATGCAGCCGTCCCGGCGAGCTCGCTATGCTACCTGGATCACCAAGATCAGCCACGACCTTGGGATGCAGATCTTTTTCATCACCCACGATCCTGAGCTGAAAGCCGTAGTCGATCGGCTCTATACCCTCACCCAAAACCAGCGCGGAGAAACGCAAGTTCAAGTCTCGGATGGAGTTCGGGACTTGTCGGGCTACGGCTTCAAAGAGGAGCACGCATGAAATGGGTCGAGTACTTGGCATCCGTCCGTCACTTCTGCAACCCCAAGGCATTCTTACCGGCTCACTTTATCGAGGGCCTGGCCGAAGAAGCGGCCGAGATCCTAGGGATCTTCAAGAAGCGCCACTACGACGTGGCGATCAACCGGACGGACCTACTCATGGAGCTTGGCGATTTCGCCTGGTTCGTCTCCCTGTTCTTCGCCTGGTACGCCACCATGAAAGGAACGGACGAGAAGAGCTTCCTGGAGGACCACATCTCCCCTCACTACTGGATCGGGATCAATCCAGCCTTGGGTAATCCGATCGGCATGGTTCACGAGCTCTACCACCGTTCGGGATTCTGCTTGATGAAGCTGGACCGCTACGAGGACATAGGGAGCAGCAAAAACCTCAAGGAGATGTTCGACTCCGTCGTCCGATCCCTCGCGGTGGCCAATCGGATTGTGGGCGAACTGGGGTTCACTTGGGAAGAGATCTGGAAGCTGAACCACACCAAGCTCGACACCCGCTACGAGGGGAACTTCACCCAGAAGGCCGCTATCGATCGGGACGTCGAAGCCGAACGTCGAGCCGTTGAGGCCGCGAAGGCTCCGTAATCGGATTACGGAGCCAGCATGAGCATCTCCGGCCCTGAGCGATTGGAGAGGATCCGCATCGTTTTGCGGAAGCTCTCGATCGAACAGATCCTCACCCATTACGGGATCGAGTTTGGAATGCCCAAGGAGTCGAGGAAGGGGGGCCTTGAGTACTCCTTCTCCTGCCCTTTCCATACTTGCTCCAGCGTCAACTTCTCGATGAACTCCGAGTCGTCGGGGTTCATCTGCCGTTCGTCGTTCTGTGGGAAGCGGGGAGACCTGATCCGTTTCATCTCCCTCCACGAGCATTGCTCCGATGAGACGGCCTACGCGTTCCTCTGCGAGATGGCCGGGATCCAATCAACTGACTTCTCCGAGCTGGCAATCGCGGTGAGCTGCTTTGACGCCATCGGCCGGCGACCCGAACTCAAGCCGTTGAAGCCTGAGCCGATCGCCTGGCCCGACAAGTATGAAGTGCTTGCCCATCCCTACCTCGTGAAGGCCCGGGGGCTCGAACCGAAGGTTCTCTTGGAGGCCAAAGCCGGTCACGTGCCAGAGGACTCCTTCTATCGCTACCGGGCCTGTGTGCCTATCCAGGTGAAGGGGAAGTTGTACTCCCTCTACAGCCGGGCTACGGCCTCTCGACAGGCCTGGCAGAGGCGCTACCAGGACAAGGCTGATCGAGTAGACCAGATGTACCCAACCCACCACTACACGGGCGCCAGCCTTACCAGCCGGCTCCTCTTCGGAATCGACGAAGCCGTGGCTTGTGGGCGGCGCGAAGTGATCCTAGTCGAAGCCGTCATCTCGACCCTCAAGCTCCGCGGGTTCAACTACCCCCAAGCGACGGGGATGCTCAAAGCCGGGGTCTCTCGAGATCAAGTACGGTTGCTTCTCCATAGAGCGGACGCAATCGACCGGGTTATCATCTGTTCCGACAACGACTCCATGGAAGATCCGGACACAGGGGAGAGTCTCAACCCGGGTCGCAAGGCAGCCTGGATGAGCTACAAGATGCTCCGGGACTTCTTCGACGTTGGGATCGCCACGTTGCCTGAGAACGTCGATCCGGCCGACATGGACGAGAAGGAAGACTTCGATCCCGTTTACGAAAACGTGTTCTGGCCTCAGCGCAAGAAGCGCGACCGAGACCAGGCCCAGGCCTTCATGCGAGGTGAAGTATGAGCGACAAGAAAGAACTACCGACACCACTCACGATCGAGGAGTGCCAAAAGCAGTGGGGCGACGCCACACTCCGAGGGGCCACTCTGAGCGGACTGTCCATGAGCCCGATCGACGCCAGGGCACTCATCGCGCAGAAGCACATCAGGGATCTCGGGGAAGAGGTGCAGAAGCAAGGGAAGCCCCGCTACACCCTCTTCAATCTCCCCGTCTCCTACCCCCGTGGGCTCGACCTGGGCAAGATGTACTGGATCGGTCCGAAGTTCGTCGTCATCGCCGTCACGAGCCGCGAGGGAATGTACTGAGGGGCTGAGATGACGATCACCTTCTACTGCCCCCACTGCCAGACCAAGATCGAGTACGACGAGGAATCCCCCAAGGATGGGGATACCTTCGTCGAGACCTGTCCCGAAGATGAGTGCGGGAAGAAGATCCGCGTGACTCTTCTCGTCCTCGCGGCGATCGGTCAAGTGATGGTGGATGCAGCTCCACTACACTCCATCGTGGTCGATCAGAAGCCGTAATCCGATTACGGGGGGTCGGACTCGTCCTCGCCGAGGAGTTCTTCGCTGGCGATGAACTCGATCTCGTTCTCGTCCAGGTAGGAGTTCAGCTCCTCGACTTCACGAGTCGACGCCTGGATCATCTCCGAGGTCTTGCGCAAGAGCTCCTGTTTCATGGCCTCTGGGTCTTGGAGTTCGACTTGTCGCTCTTCCCGAGTCTCTTTCCGGAACAGATCTCGAACGTCGGTCAGAAGGAGTTTGCTAAGATCCACTCTCAGCATCCTTTCCACTGGCGCGGGGTGGGCGGAAGGTGTCGAGCTTGGCGGTGAGCTTGGTAAGGGCCCCGGTGAGGTCTTTGATTTCCTTGAGAATCAGGGCGCTCGTGTCTTGGGAGTCCTTGACCCGGAGATCCTGAAGGCCGTCGGCTCTCTTCACCTGATCGAGGAAGAGCTTCCCGAGGACAACGACGACGATCAAGAGGATGACGACGGCGGCGTAGATGCCGCCCGCTTTCACCAGGGCGAGGATGGCGTCGATCTGCTCCGAAGTCATGGCGTCCTTACTGGATGTTCAGCTCTCCGACAAGGGTGCTCTGGTTTCCTGGAACGAGGACCCGAACGCTGTAGACCCCCACAGTCGCAGCTACCGGGATGTCTCCGGTGAGCTGGTCGTCGCTCACCTCGACTAGATTGTCGAGTACGAAGACGACTCCCTCCTCGTCTACGATCTCGATCGCCGTGGCTCCCGTGAAACCATCCCCGTCGACGGTCAGGGTGGCCCCAGGAGCTATCGTCGTGGGAGAGAAGTCGTTCACGATGGGAAGCACGACGACCTCGCTGTAGGTCTCGCTGGGGCCTCCTGGAGTGGTCACGCGGGCCCCGTATCGGCCTCCATCCATGCCAGCCGGCAGATTAGCTTCCAGGAGGACGTCGGATCCGATGGTGACGCTCGTGAGCGCGATCACAGAGGCCGTGTCGAGGTTGAGGAAGTCGGCCCCGGTGGCGTCGAGGAAGCCGGTGCCCGCGAAAGTAGCCAGGTCTCCCGGGTCGAACGGACTCGTGACAACGGACGTAACCGCGGGGATTGGGTGCTGGATCTTCTCGAGGATCTGGACTTCCACGGGTGTGTGGGCCGTTTCCTTCTCTCCTGTCGGATGAACGAGTTCCAGAAGAACGAAGTAGTCCCCCGGAACATCCGTGTCGCCATCGGCCCAGATGAGATCGACTCGTCCGTCATGGACGTAGAGACCAACGGTGAAGGACCCCGTCATCGAGATCCCATCCTCATCGATTTCCGAAAAGGCGTCGACGGAAAACAGAGTCTCTGCCGTCGTGATGAGCACCGTTTCTACGAGTGCTTCTCCGGCGAGATCTTTGCCGGTGATCGTGATCGACCCGGGGACTGAGATAGCGCTCACGAGGAACGAGATGCGCTGAGCGCTCAACGGCTGAGTCAGAGCGCTGTAGAGATTTGGGCCCGCCACATTGACCTGGGCGATCAAGAGGTCAGTTTTCTTCTTTTCTAGGATCCGGAGAAACTCTGCGTTCTCGGGGAGTGCGCGCGTGACTCCGTTGACGACGCTCGTCATCTCGACGAAGGCCTTGTAGAAGAAGCCTCGAACGGTGATCTCGGTCAGATCTCGAGCTCGAGTGACGGGATGACGTTCACCATCTTGGAGCATCACCCGCAGGGGGAGATCTGGTTCTCGATCGCCACGGCGAAGATCACTCTTCATCGTCTCTCCTCATTGAATGGAAGGACTTCGCCGATCACGACCTCGATCGGTTCTTCGGCCTTGAATAGTACTTGAACTGCACCCTCTTGGCCGGCGCTCGTTATGGCCGTCGGATTGACGATCGACCGCAGATGAGACGAGAGGTCCGAGAAGACGACAACTCCATCCATGGTATGCGAGAAACGGGCTTCTTGGAAGAAGGAGGACTCGTCCTCGAAGAACGCCATCACGAACGTATCATTGGCCCGGGTACGTGAGAACAATGAGACATCGCTGAAAGATGCAACTGGGCTCGCATCGACATCCGCGAACGTCCTCGCTATGGATCCTTCATCCGTGAAAACGGCCGTTGGGGGGTCATCGGGGGCCGTAATCGAAACCGCGGCCGTGTATGGTGCCAGGAAGAAATCCTGACTGACGCGCTGAAGGTCCGTGGTCGAGCCAACCATCGACGTGCCTGCCATCAGAGACGTGCGAAGTACCCAACTCGAATTAAACGGGAACGCTCCAAGACCAGCAATGTCCGACACGAGTTACCCCTGGGCTACTACCATCGCAGCATAGATGTTGGTGGCCGAGACAGCCGAAGGAAGTTGAACAAGGAATGGCACGGTGTTGTCGTAGAGCCGAGGGAGGCCCCCAGTGTTGGCGTCGATGAAGTTTCCCGTGTTCGCAAGCGGAACATCCACGCGGGCTAGAGTGCGATACGCAACAAGGTGAACCACACCAGTCAGAAGGCTCGTTGCCAACGTGACGTTCTGAATGGACCGCACACCAACGTCTCCAGCGTCTAGCAGGAAGGGGACAAAGGTGCCCGCGATTGCGGTAGCTGGGAAGCCTGTGGTGGGCAGGACTGTCCCAACACGTCCAGGCACGCCAGCGGAGTTGGTGTAGCCCAAAGTCATCGTCGTGATGGCAGCAGCATTGGTTGTCGCAGTGCTGACCTCGATGCCGACCATAACCCCCTTGCCGTCAACGGCCCCATCCTGATCGCGAGCGGGCCAGGCGACGGAATTGACGGCTTGGGGGGTAGTTGTCGTCACAACAAGAGCTGAGTTGTGCCAGAGACGGTCGAGGAGCATAAAGCTCCCGGCAATCGTAGCAGCTACTCGAAAACCTGCCAGGTAGGAAAACTCCCCACCTGTGGGGTTTGTGAACGGGACTTGTCCTGCGTAAGCCGTCAAGGCTGCCCCTGCCACTCCAGGAGTGGGAGCGATAGCCGCACCAGGCCGACCAGGCGCGTAGAAGTGGCTATGGAGGACGGCAGCCGCCTCCATGGTTACGCCGCCCTTGACGATCTCCTCGGGAGAAAGGAAACCAGCGATGAGGCCGTGAAGGTCTACGATGGCCATAAGAGACTCCTATCCGTGCGCGAGTTGAAAGCGGTAATACGCCGCTGAGGCGGTAACGGCCGCCGCCAGTCTCAGAAAGAAAGGGACCGTATTGTTGTAAAGACGGGGCAGACCAAGAGAAACCGGGTCTCGATCAAACTCTGCTAACGGGGTCAGGCCGAAGGGTGAAAGTATAAACTCTCCCCCCGCCATAGCTATCACACGGTAGGCAACGAGGTGGATTGCTCCCGCTCCCAAGCTGGTGCCCAGGGTGATGTTCTGGATGGAGCGAATACCAGCATCTCCAGCAGCGAGCATGAAGGGGATGAAGGTGCCGGCTACAGCCGTAGCAGGAATGCCCGTAGTTGGCAGGATGGTCCCTGTGCGACCGGGAGTGCCCGCAGAGTTTGTGTAGTCGAGGGTGGCGTTTAGAACAGCCGCCGCGTTGGTCGTGGCAGTACGAACCTCAATACCGACCATGACTCCGTTGCCACCCGTGGAGCCATCCTGATCGCGAGCGGGCCAGGCAACAGAGTTGACGGCTTGAACAGTGGCGAGCGTAACATCGAGACCAGAGTTGTGCCAGAGCCTATCAGCGAGAAAAATGGGCCCTAGGATAACTTGATTGCACGCCAACTTCGCAAGGTAAGCGTTACTCCCGCCCGCAGGATTTCGGAAGGGGATCTGCCCTGCATCCGAAGTGAGGGCGGCTCCTGCCAAGCCCGGAGCTGGAGCTGCCGCCGCGGCTGGTCGCCCAGCAGCGTACCAAAGGCTCTGGAGAACGGCTGCGGCTTCGGCTGTAACACCCGTCTTCGTTGCTTCCTCGATGGGCTGTAGCCCGTCTATGAGCTGTTGGAGGGTTGCTATTGCCACGACTTATCCTTGAGCCGTCTGGATAGTTCCGTAAGCCTGACCAACCGAGACAGCGGCGAGCCGGATGAAGAATGGCACGGTGTTGTCGTAGAGCCGAGGCATACAAAGAGCCATAGGATCCATGGATTCTTTTGCCCGTTGTGCTGTAGCTCCTCTTCCTGGGAGCATCGCCAGAACACGGTAAGCAACGAGGTGGATGGAAGTGGAAGCAACGGGGGAACCTGTAACCGTGACAAACCCACTATTCGCGAGCGTCAATCCTTGAATGGATTGAACTCCAGTATCCCCAAGATCCAGGGCAAAGACCCCAAATGCTCCTACCATCGTACCGGGAGTAGGAGCATTGATAGCCATTGAGAACAACGTCCCGACACGATTTGGAACGCCCTGGGAGTTTGTATACCTGATAGTTGGGAACGGAGCAGCTAGTGTTAGCGACGCAAGACAAACGAAGAACGGTACTTCAAGGCCGATAAGAACCCCCTCCCCATCAACCGCCCCGTTTCGATCTCTCGGCGGGAAGATCACCGAATCAATAGCCTGCTCCGTCACAGTCTCGCGAACAACTCCCCCGTTGTGCCACAAGCGATCACACAGAAATGTTGCCCCACCCGCGTTGTTCGCCGAAAGCGCGAACCCAGTTAGGTAGGCATTCATCCCACTCGGAGGGTTTTGGAAAGGGACTTGACCTGGGTGACTAACTAGAGCTTCTCCAGCAGGACCAACCGCCGGTATATGACTCTCCCCGCCCATAGGAAAGCCCGGTGAATAAAGCCAAGTTCCCAAAGCGCCAGCCGTGTGAGATGGAAGCGACTTGAAAGACTCAAAGGCGGGCCTTCGGCCCGCCTCGATCTGTGGCAGTCGGGTGATAGCCACGTTAGGAAACCCCCCTATCAGTCAGCTCCAAGACGCGGGATCACCGTGACGGCATCCCCGTTGTTGACGATGGCATAGGGACCGTTCGAAAACCGGTTGGCCCAAACCACCACCCCAGCCCCAGGGGCAACCACGTAGTAGCCGTAGACGTTTCCGAGGGCTCCCGTGAAGGTGAACACCTGGGAAACGTAGGAGGCCACCGTGGGGGCTCCCAGGACCATGCTCCAACTCCCTCCCAGAAGGGTCTTGGCGACATACCCGAAGCCGACGGCCTCAGTGTAGTCGCCCAGGACATCTCCTTCGGCCGGAGCCTTGTCGTTCGTGAAGAGTCGGAGCTCGAGGTCTTCGGCGGCCTGCTTGTTCAGGCCAACGGCCAGGAGGTATTCCTCACCTACGTTGGTGATGAGAGCGGCCACGTCAGGTTCCTTTCACAGCCAGAGGTTCTGGAAGAGGTGGAGTGGATGGGACGATGATTGGACGGACACCTCGCTTTGCGAGATCCTCCAACGAAAGCAGACCTTTTTCGTTCAAGATCGAGATGAGAGCCAATGTTGTTTGCAGCAAGGCTTCGTTCTTCTGCTGAAGAACGTCAATCTCAAGCGAGAGGTTGCGGCTCTCGAGAGCTGCTCCGGGGGCTTGAGTGGCAAGAACGAGATTGCCCATGGTCTTTTCCTTGGGACGACCCCAGAAGAGACGGGGTGAAATCCCCTCTGGGGTCGCCGGAGGATCAGTAGTTCTTCGACGTGGTGTAGGTGAGGAGGACGCCCTTGAGGTGCACCGTGCCACCGAAGGCGTTGGCGACGTCATGGCTCAAATAGAGGTCAATGAGCTTGGTGCTCGCACCGACGGCTGCCTTAGGGAGCTGGAGCTCCGCCGAGACGTCCCACTTGTCGTTCCCGGAGGGGGTATCGAGGGTCGTCACCTCTCCAGCGGGGGCCGAGTCGGCGCCACCATCAGCATAACTGGCGTAGGCCAAGTCCCACTTGCCCTCTTCCACGGTGCCACTGGGGATGTTGTAAACCGGCTTGACGAAGATGAAGGAGCCGGTCTTGTCGAAGTCGTCGGGGATCCCCCAGGTGTACCAGGCGAAGTCGTCGGTGGCGGCATCGGCAAAGGCAAGGGTGTACCCCGATCCTTGCTCCGACACAGCGGCCGGGTTAGCCGAAGGTAGGGCGAAGTCGGAGGCGGGGATCCAGATCGTCTTGCTCGTCACCATCGTGGGGACGTTGGAACCGAACTTGACGGCGACCGAGGAACTGAAGTCGGCGTCGCCCGTTACGGTGAGGTCATCGCCGACCGAGACATCGGCTACGGTCGACATGCTTGTGCTCGTCACGGTAAGAGCCGTCACCGAACCGGGGGATCCGGGATCCCCCGCCAGTTCAACGGTGAGCCGGTTCCCAGCCCCGTCGAGCCAGGACGATTCGCTGGTGTCGGCCGGGCCGCTGAAGAAGATGACGGCTCCGGTACCCGTGCCACCCTTGTCGAGGTGGATGCTCCCGGGGATCTCGAGAGTCGCGCTGGTCGCTACGAGAGCTTCGACCGAACTCGGCAACGCTGGGCTGCCGGCCACCTTGACCACGAGGGAGTTGCCCGTCATGTCGAGCTTCGTGGAAGCGTTGTTTCCGACAACTGCTCCCGAGAACCCGATCCAGGACTCAGTCCCGGTACCTCCCTTGTCCACGAGAAGTTCGGTTCCCACGTAGGTCTCGCCATTGGCGGCCTCGACCTGGGGGGCACTCCCGCGCATCAGGGCAGGGTTGCCGGCCGTTCCCTGTCCGAAGCCGGCGGTGTTCGAGGTGTTGATGCGGAAGGGGATGGCGTTGGCCGTTTCGTCGAGCGACTTCATGTACCGACCGCTGCGGATCTCGGTATTGGCAAGCGAACCCGAGATCGAGAACGTCCCCGTCACGGTGAGGTTCTTCGTAGTGAGATTGCGACGAACGGTGGTATCGAGGAAGGTTTCGATGTCGTTGGGGGCGGCGGAGAGACCCCCGATGGCGCCCACGAAGAGGGCGAGGGTCAGGATCAGGTGACGCATAATGTCCTCCTTGTGGACATGGGATCTGTTGAAAGAAGTGGGGTTGCCGATCATGGGGCAATCCTCTGGACTACCAATCGCATGTGGTTGATCGTGACGTCCTTGGCCGGAGCATCAGCCCCGAACGCCAAGGTGAGAACGTCGGTGCTCACGAGACGAAGAAGACCCTGGGCCGTAAGACCATTGGTGTCTGTTCCCGTGGCGAATTTCCGTTCACCTTCGATCATCGCGTTCGACCCCCCTTTGGTCACGACCATGTGGTAGGTGGCGTTGGTCGTTCCAGAGAAAGAACAGACAGCGACGACTTTGTACAAACCTCCACCGAGAGCTCCAATGGTGATGGATCCGGTTGAGGTGGTGACGAAGGGAGCACCGATGGAGAGCCCACAGTTGAGTTGAGCGGCACTCGCCACGCTCGTCAGGCTCGGGTAGGTGGCGATCCCGACGAAAGCGGTATCGGCGATGTCACCTGTGTGGCAGACCTCGCCATAAACCGCGTATTGACCATCGGCCCAAGAGGCGCAAGCCAGACACAGTGCCAGGAGGATCTTCAGGACTGATTGCACGACTTCACCTTCCAGTAGCCGCCGCTTGTGCGATGAAGGATCGCCATCGAGTTGATACCCGACAGGATACAATCTCCACCCTGCCAGAAGCCAAAGGCATCGGCCCCTGGGCTAGCCACTCCATCGAGAGCGAGGAAGTCCGCGTCGCCCTTCTCGAGGACGAGCTCATCACTCTCTTGGCAGTTCGTACAGGGGGCCGTGAGAAGGGTGTTACCGCCCGCATCAGCGGAGATGACCACATACCGCTTGGTGAGTGATGGAGTCGCTGTGACGCCAGCTCCGAGAACGAAGGCTTGTTCGGTCGTACCCATCCCAGACCAACCATTGACCTCCAGGTCCAGGGGGGCGATGACCGTGGCGGTGGTCAGCTCCATCATCTCTACGGACCCACCTACGGCGGGACTAGCCGGTCCCCGGATCGAGAACTTGTCGTAGTTGCCAGCTCCGTTATTGTCAGTCCGGAGACGGAAGGATGGGCCTCCACCAACAACACCGATGTCGATGATTCCTTGGGCCGAAGTGAGTCCCCCATCAGTATCCAGACTGAACTGAGAGACGGTACCCAGTACAGAACACGCCGAGAAACTAGCTGCTCCGGCACTTGGGTTGAGACTGAGAATAGCTCCACTCCCGCCATCGGCCTGAATATCTGCACTCGCTCCAGCCCCAGCACGAATAGAAATGGCTCGCGAAGCATTGGCCAGGATCCGAAATACCCCGGCCGCGGGAGTCTGGAAGGTAGCGTTAGGGACTACCAGAGTTGTCGTGGTAATCCGAAGAGACTCGATCGAGGCTGGGGAACCTGGGCTCGTAGGACCAAAGAACGAGAAAGAGTCCCGTCCGGCCACATCGGTACCCGAGGAAGTTCGGGCGTCGATCATTAAAGTCTGGTTGCCGGCTCGACCGCTGAGGTAGATCGTTCCGCTTGTGGTTTCAGACCCGTCGGCCGAACGACCCGCGAAGAGCGCCCCCTCCACGATCACGTTGGTGGGAAAGAGGGCCACGCCATCATCGAAGAGGATCGTTTCCGAATCTTCGATCTCGACGCCGTTCCCATTGGCCCAGCGCGCGATAGCATGTTCGGTCGATACACCTGGAGAAACGACGGCCGTCCCGACTCCGAACGGCAAGATGATCGTCCAGTGGTCATCGTGCCAGACCAGCTCTTTGGTAATCCCCGACTCGAGCACCCGATTGGCTCCGCCGAGATTGAGATTTCCCGTCCCATCCTTGAGGACTACCAACCGGGCAGGATCGACCGCATGGAGCATGATCCTGGTTCCATTGGCGAGACCACCAGGAGGATTGATCGTATCGAGGTCGTCAGTCGCGGCAGCGCCCTCGGTATCGATCATGAGGAAGCCGTGATTTCCGAGAGTGATCTCCCCCCCAGCGATCGTGTAAGAGCCCATGGATTGAGCCAAGCGATCGACGTTGGCGTGCATGATCGTGGCGGTGTTCGAGATCGTAGCGTCCACCGAGTCGACATTGAGGGATGTGACTTCGTTGGAGACGTTCAAGTCCCCCGTCACGGAAGTCGATCCCACGGCGAGTACCGTCACCCTGGGGTTCGAGCTGGCGTCTCTGAGGACGACGGCCTGACCGACCGGGGCCTGGACGATCGTATCGGTGCCGGCGTAGGAACTGAAGAGAGGGGAGACCACAGAAAAGCTCAGGACGAATTCGCCCGTGTTCTCGAGCCGTGCCGTACCCCCATCGCTGGTCATGAGGATGTCTTCTCCGGCTGCCGCCTCGAGATCGAGGGTGGCTCCATCGAACCCAAGAAGTCTCGTGAGATACTGAGCCTCTTCCGTTTCATCGAACGAAGCGAATGGGGCCGACGCGTTCGAGCGGATGGTGATGTCACCCCCGAGATCGAGGTCGATGTTGGCTCCCGAGAGGCTGTTGTCGTAGACGGTTTGGAGATCGCCGCTCGCCAGGGAAGCTGGATCTTCGATGATTGAGTTGGCGAGGGCGAGAGTTGTAGCGTTCTTGGCCCGGCCGATTTTCACCACCTTGTTGGGGGCCACTGGAGCTGTTGCCGTGATCTTCCCGGCTGTGGCCGCGCTCAGGTAATAATCGGCTCCTGGTGTCAGACCAGCCAGACCCTCGATGCGTCCACAAGTCCGCACTCGCGCGGTCGTCCCCGTCATCTTCTCGACGATCACCCCTTGGACTACTGCGGTCAGAGCGGCATCTGCTTTCGAGAGTGCAGCAGTATCAACGCCGTCGATATAGACCATGTCACCGACGACCGACAGGGCAGGAACGGTAGAAGAGAAGATGCAAGCCCCGTCGTCGACCTTCTGGAAGTTGTTGGAGACGAGCGCCCCGTATCCGACCTCCCCCACACTGGGCTTGTAGAGGTTCAGGTTGGTCGTGTACGAGCCAGCCAGGACACTTGAAGAGCAGAGGATGATTGCGACGAACCAGAGGATCTTCTTCATCGGTCCTTCTTCCTCCGACTCAGCGGCGGAACTTCCGTCCGTTCCATTTCGTCATCTTGGTCGATGTAGGAAGCCAGAAACAGTACCGCCACTACACCGAGGACGATCAGGCCAACCGCGGTCACCATGGGTAGGGCTTGCTCCACGCCCGCGGGATCCCCGGCCGGTTGCGGTACCGGCGGATGGCCACCTCGGGGGAAGGCGCCCACTCCAGGATGGTCCCCCCGCCCCTGGCCGAGCCCTGCCGGGGGTCGATGTACCAGCCGCCCGGGGCGTACTCCGGGGGCCCCTCCAGCCAGGTCATGGCGTGCCCCTGGTGGTACCTGGTGCCCTCGATCTCCAGGAGCCAGCCGGTCCCCCCAGACTTGACCCAGGACCGCAGGGCGGCTTCCGAGGCAGGCACGCACCACTGGTCCCGGAGGTGCCCCGGGGCCGACAGGATTGAGCGGTCGGCAGCACGCCGGGCGTCGTGGGCAGCCAGCGGGGTTGGCGGTCGCGCGGCCTGGGCGGTGGTCGCCAGGGCTAGGCACAGGATCAGCAGCAGGCGCTTCATTTCAGTCCTCCACTCCGAGTCCGTGCGGAAACCCGAGCCACGAGCCGTTCTCTCGGTAGAGCGTGACTCCAGCACCCTGGTAAGTGAGCCGCACCGACGCGTCCGCGTTCCAGCCACGGACCGGCTTGCCGTTTGTGTCCACCCATAGAAGTTGGCACTCGATTGCCACGCTAGGAGTTGTGACCGTTAGTACCCCGTCGTGAGCGTTGATGATGGTGATGGCGTGCCCCTGGATGTCGGGCCGCTCGGGCAGTTCATAGGTCGAGCCCGCGATGCGCTTGCGCTCGTCGTCACGATAGTCCGCCCACAGGGCAGCGCCCAGGACGATCAGGCCCGTTCCGATGAGCAGGGTCATGGCCACCGCCCGAGTAACATGGCCAGCGTGACTTCCCGCTTCCGTTCCGCTGATCGCATGGCGCGCTCGTCCATCCACCACGCCACAACCAGCACAGCAGCAATGCACGCGGCCAGCATCACTGCACGACCTCGACCAAGGATAGGCCGGTCTCGCCCGCTGCCCCGGCACCGCCGGCATAGGTTACCCCGGTGCCGGCGGCGCCGGCAGCACCACCGGCGACCGTGACCGAGCCGGAGTTCGCGATCGTGGGGGCCCGGAGCAGGATCCGCCCACCGGCTCCACCACCGCCACCACCGCCCCCGACACTCGCACCGGCACCGCCGTTGCTCCCTGCATTGCCGTTGGCGGCAACGACACCGGCTGCTCCTATCGTGAGAGTCCCACCGACCTCCAGGACGATGACACCCCCACCGAGACCGCCGTTCGAGCCGGTGCCATCTGCCGCCCCGGACAGGATCCCGCAACCGCCGCCACCGCCCGGTCCTCCTGGGCAGAGCCCGAGCATGTACCAGCTAGCATTGGCCGCGTACAGCCGCAGGTTCGACAGGTTCGTGGGCGCTGCTGCGGCAGCGCCCACCCCGTCGTTCGCGCGGCCCGCACCAAAGGTGTTCGCGCGCCCGTTTCCGCCGAACGAGATGATCCGCGTGTTGGCACCATTGCCGCTCGTGCCGCTCGTGAGGCGAGCTCCACCACCGCCACCACCGCCGAGCCGGAGATCGGTGCAGTTACCGTCTAGGTCCCATAGCGTAGCGGTCGCCGAGGTGCTGATCGGGGGCACGCGCGTCTGGTGCTCCGAGGCGCTGCCAGAAGCGCTTCCCAGACTGACCGTAATCGGGCTCTTGCCTGTCGCCGTCAGGGTGCCGTTGATGGTGCAGTTCCCTGAGACCGTTACGCGCGAGACGCCGCCAGCGTTGGTCAGCGTGATTGTCTCGCCGGCATTGATCGTCCACGAGGAGTACTGTTTGAGATTGCCCGTGTCGAGGTTCCCGGTGGTCGCTGGACCGACACCGTCGGCACCGCTACCGCCGAGCTTCGGCGTGAGCAGCCCCGGGATGAAGCTCGTTCCAGCCGCTCCCCACGTTATTCCACCAGACCCGTTCGCGATCGGCACTTGAGTCGCCGACGCGTTGGTGCCATTGGTCTTGGAGTTGAGGTCCACCAGCTCGATCACGGAGGTGGCGACGTACGTCGGATCGCCCGCAGCATCCGCCACCAGTGGGTAGCCGGTCGCCCCGGACCCGATGGTGTCTTCGATGATGATACCGGCGATGCCGTAGGTTGCGTTCGGCGCACCCGTCCCCGCCTTGTTGGTGATCGTATCGACCTCGAGCGTGCCGCTCAGGTCGAATGTCGTCGAAGTGGCCTCAAGGACAGTGGCGGAGCTAAACCTGTCGAGGACTCGGAACGAGCCACCCTCGCCCCCGAGGTTGAACCCGACGTCGAAGTTGGTGTCGGTGACATTGAGTGAATACTTGTCCCAGTAAGTATTCCGGAGCAGCCAAACCTCATCAGGGAAAGTCGAGCTGCTGTAGCTGAGGGTCATGGACTCGAGAGTCGTGATCTCGTCGATGCCGGTGTAGGTGCATTGGAGGAAGGTTTCTCCAGCCCCAGGTTCCCGGAGACGGAAATTAGCGTTCAACTCCAACTCGAACGTCAGATCGGCGGCAGCCGGGATGTTCAAGGTTTTCGGAGCCGGGCTGTTGTTGTAGGCGTCCTGGAGAGTTGTCGACCCGGCAGGCCCGCTCCCAGTCCCCTGACCTGGGTACCCACCATCCCACCCGAAGGTGAGGCTCGCGATCAGCAGGAGGAGGACTGGAAGGAGGCGGTTCATTGGAGTTCCTCTCTATCAGCTCGTGGTGAGGAAGAGGTGGTCGACGATCAGGTCCCCAACGCCGTTGTTGAGGATTTCGATCTTCACGGCCGGAGCGACAGGAATGGTGAGGGGCCAGACGGTAGACACGGGGCTAGCCCCCGTGGCGGTCAGATCCGTAGCGTTGGGAGCAGGGGCGAAGTAGTACACCCCGCCGGACTTGAAGCCGACCGAGACGTCGATCTCGAGATCGACCACTTCGGTCGACGACACGAAAGTCGCGAGACTGTGGAAGGTCGAACCACTCAGGTTGTCGAAGATGAAGGTCGTTACCGACGTCGGGATCATCGAAGCCGCGCTGACATGGCGTGGGGTCATCTTGAGACCCTGCTCCTCGGCCATGACTCCAGAGGTGAGCAGAAGGATCGAGATGAAGATCGCGAAGAAGAACTTGCTCATCGCGGGGACCTCCGGATCATGTAGAGCGAGAAAACCGAATTGAACGTGCCAGCGGTCGGCACGAGCTTGAAGTACTGGAAGGGGGGGAGGATAAGAGTGTCCGACGTCACCCGATCCGGGGGAGCCGCGACCGCGGCAGTCAGATCGAGTCCCCCCGGGAGAGCTAGGCTATCGGGGACGTGGAAGTCGTCAGCCTCCTGGTTGTCGGCCATATGGGTCTCGAACGCCAGGTTCATCGCTGCCGCGTTGACGGCACCCCCACGATCATCGAGAGCGTGAGCCACGGCCTTGATGTAGATCGCCGCGTCCTGGTCCCCCGTGTAGATGACCGGGCTGTCGGCCATCCTGACTTCTGTTCCCCCTGGGATCGGAACGGCGGGGATGGCCAGGACGACGGGAGAGTCCAGGATGATGACGAGGGCTGGGTCGGCCTGGAAGTCCTTGATCTGGACCTCTTGCTCGTCGTCCGTCCCAACTCCGATCACGATCCGCATCCCCTTGCCCACTGCCGGCTCGTCGGCTACGTGCCCGGGGATGTCGATGACGGGGGCGAACATATTCGCCGGGAAGGCGCTCAGTTCGATCTCGGTGTCACCGTCTTCGATGTCGTTGACGTTGGTGATCCCGTGCGCCGCCAGGAAGAAGCCAGCACGGTGCCAGATGGGAACCGCGGGCCACGGCGGGAGGTTGTTGAAGTCCACGTAGTCCTCCTAGAACTTGACCAGGCTGAACGCCAGGCCCCAGGTATGTTGTCGCCGATCGAAGTCTCGGGAGTAGACGATGCTCGCCGTTCCGTCGATCGGATCGAAGATCTTGCGCCCAACCGCCAGCCCAAGCCGTTGCTCGGACACGTGGAGGTCGTACTTGAACCAGTTGAAGAGGCCTCGCTTCTGCTTCTTGTCGTAGAGCTCGACGAGGAGGCCACTGGCAATCGATCTGGTACGAGGAAAGTAGCTGGCGAAGGCCCCGATGTTGGGAAGCCGGTAGGTCTTCTCGGTCGAGTTGTGGAGCTTCTCGCCCTCGAAGTGACCGATGGTGCTCTCGATCGTCGGCTCGACTAGCTTCGCCGTAATCGGATTACGGGGAGCCTCCCTCGGAGAACATCCGAACACACTCATCCACGAGAGCCCGCATAGCATCAGCAGCTTCAGCTTCCGTGAACTCACGTGTCTTGACCCTCCAGGCCCGATAGCCTCCGTACAGCCGACGGGCATCTTCTACGATCTCTCCCTCCAGAACACGAACGGCACGGCGACCTTGTGGGGTCGATCCGTGCCGTTCTCGGTCCTGGATCTCGTAGCGAGATTTCAGCTTGAGCAGGAGGCGATTGATGACGAGTGCTGCGAACTTGAGGAACGTAGCATCCTCGTAGTCCCGCAGGTCCAAGTGTAGAACCCGGACCAGGGTCTTGGAAAGCGCGAGGGTGAGGTTTTTGACCCCACCCTCGCGGCCGATCAGCCTTTTCCCGTGTCGGCTCCACCCTCTTTCAGGGCCTCGCCAACGGCCTCGAGCCAGCTCTTGTGGCCGTTCTTGTGGGCCTCCACGATAGCCTTGGCTTTATCGGCCACCCACTTGGCTGCCTTGTTCTCGTCCCCCAGGCGGTAGGCGAGGGCGCGCCAGAGGGCCGGATCCCCATGGATCTTCACGTCCTGGACGAGATCCGCGGTGAGCTGCTCCATCTTGGCCCGGTACTCCTTGGCCACGGTCTCCATCTTGGCAGGATCGCCGCTGGCTGCCACCATGGCGTCCTTGTAGGTCAACTTGAGGTTGACGGCCTCGCTCTGCTTGGCCAGCACCTTGGTCTTGAGCATGGCGCTCGCGTCGTCCCAGAACTTGTCGTCCCAGGTGTACTGGCTGAAGTCGACCTTCCAGCCGAGCAAGGGAATGGTGAAGTGGACCTCGTTTGTCTTGGCCTTCACGAACGAGATCAGGTGCTCGATCATCTTGTCCAGGGGGGCCTTGATGAAGAGGAGGACCACGCAGTACGTGAAGATCACGTCCCAGTTCGGTCCACTTTCCGGAGTCCACACGTAGGGCAGGAGCCAGCTCGCTTCTGTCATCATTTCAGACGTCCTTCCTTTGCCGAGGGGTCGTGAGGAGTGCCAAGCACGCTTCGTCCTTGGCTGCTATGAGTTTGTCAATAGTCGAAGTCCGGTGAGGGCCCGGGGGTAGGTGTTCGAGGATCCATCGAGCCATCAGGCGGAACCGAGCCTCGAGTTCAAGACAGAGTGCCAGCTCCCCGGCATTGAGACCATGAGTGCTGAACGCTTCGTCCAGTTTCTCGAGATCATACACTGGTTCACCTCGGAAGCAAGATCCTCGAACTCGCGTAGCCAAAGTGCATCTGGTCAGGCTTTTTCCAGTCCCCGCCGAAGTCGAAGCCGTACTTCTTGAAGGTGGTGATGATCGCCGGGTGCTGGTAGATCGTGCCCTTGCGATCCCCAGCAGGGTTCTCATCCCAGTTCACGTCGATGGCCAGTCCGAGAGCATGGAAGCTGAGGCGTCCATCGGGCTTCCAGAAATTCCTCCGCGCTACCCACACCCCACACTGGCGGGGGATGAAGTACCCAGCGTCGGGCCCCTGGTCAATCTCAGCCAGAGCATCGTAGAGCGGCAAGACCATGTGCTTGTGGACATGCTGCTGGCCGATTCCCGGGAACCACTCGTAGACGATGTTCTTCGTCACCCATCCCTGATCGAGGATGACCCGACCTGGGGCACGCGGGTCATCAGCAAACGCAGGAACGGTGAAAGTCTGCTGTAGTTCCTTGAAGGTCTGGGGAACTGGGACCCTCTGGTACATCTGCTCGAGGATGTCGACGGCCACAGGGCCTCCTGCGTAACCGGTTACAAGTTCAGAATGCTCCAGGAGCCGCTGCCTGCTCCAGGGTACCCGCGGACCCTCCGGGGCTGGAGACGGTGAGGGAGTAGCCGGCCCCATAGACTTTGTATCGAAGTTCCAAGACGCCAGCACCATCGAAGGACTGCGGGTTGGACTGGGCCAAGACGACGGATCCGGAACGAGAGACCACGACAGGAGCATTGGAAGGCCCACGGAACCGCGCCTTTCCGACGAGAACTCCGTCTCCTGAAGGCTTCTCCAGTTCTTCACAGGATACCTTCTCGCGAGTCTTCCACCCCGTCGGAACGCCGCCGACGAACTCGGGGACGTTCTTCTCCCGGAAAGTTGCCTGGGTGACACCACCGACTAACTTGTCTTCGATGTCCACGTAGAACTCTCCCGGGGTGAGAGGGACCGGCTCCGGATACCCAGGATCGAGAGAACCTTCTGGGTACTCGTAGTTCTGCCCCAGGGACACGATTGCCTGGATACCGTCTTTGACCGTGACCACGGCAAAGGTTCGCTGGCGCTGTTTGCGAATGAACCCCATGACTTACTTCCTCGCGATCGCGGTCACGTAGGACGACCAGTTGTAACCGATGTCGTTGACCGAACCGACGGCCTGCACTTGAAGGGTCCGCGTAGGGTTGTTGAAGAAGCTGATCTTGGATCGACCAACCATCGCGAAAGGAGTGACGATTGGAACTCCGTTGAAGGTGTAATTCGCCTGGCTGCCACCGATCGAACCGGCAATCCCGCTTCCGGTGAATGTGCCCGCCGCGGTATCAATGATGCCTTTCCCGGCTTCCATGGTGATCCCACCGAAGAGTCCAAGATAGAACCCGAACGTCAACTCGATGAATGCTGTGTCGACGGGGTAAACCCAAGTGAAAAGGTTGTAGGCCCCAGCACTCGATCCCACCACCGATCCAGCGATAGATCCGAGAACCTCTCCCCCGATGGTGTTGGCGATCGTCACCGCGTCGTCAACGGTCGCTAGAGGGTTTCCAGCGTCGGCTCCGACCGTGTTGTCGATGGCGTCCTGGAAGTCGGGGGTGACGAGAGCCAGGATCTCGTTGACGCCGTCGAGGCCACGCAGGCTGACCTCGTGAAGACCGTCCTTGCGGTGCCGGTTGGCAGCGATCACCGGGGGATTGATCGAGAAGTCGGCACTGGCGTCGGTCAGAAGGCAGTCGCCAAGGTAGAGGCCATCCTCGGCCGCCAGGGACGGCTTTGTGGCGGCGCCAACGCCGGCTGCGGCCCCCGATACGACACCGATCTCGAAGCTCTCGCTCTGGAGGAGATTGACCGTAACGAAGGTCATGAACTCGGTGCGTGGATCGGACGCAACACGCGTGAAGCGAAGTACGAAGGTGATCCACTTCTCTTCACCGACGCCGGGCAACGTGAACAAAGCCGCGAGGTCGTCGCTCGTATAGGGCTCGGCGTCGACTGCGACGTAGTTCCCATTCGCGTCGAACCCGCGTACCTTGTTGGTTCCATCGTTGCTCGTGAGGTCGATCGTAAATCCAGTTCCGGGGGTGATCCCGTGGATGGGACCCAAGAGGCCCTTCATCCCCCGGAAGGCAAGCAGCCGATCGATCGCCGTCTCGATGCTGTCCTCGAGATCTTCGAGATGACCTGGGGTCACGGGGAACTTGAGGTAGTAGTCGTATTTCTTGGGGAGACCCATTATCCAACCTCCGCTAGTTCCGTGGCGATGTCACGCGTGATGACGTGATGAGTGTGACTCGGCTTCCCGAATATCACGATCTCTCCGATCAAGGCAATCTGTTCCGCGTTGAACAAATTGATGGCGGTAGCCCCAAGCTCGATCGTTTCGTCGAGAGCCAGGGGCTCGAACGTGACCACTTTCGTGACCGGATCGACGGTCACGATGTCCACGATGACCGCGGCATTGAGGGGGACGACCGTGTCCACGATGCGAACCCGGGAACCAACGACCACAAAGTCGACGCTGGAGAGTTCGACTGAGTCATCCCCATCTTCGATGTCGGTCACAGTGGCGACTGTTCGTTGCACGTCCACCGCGAAGGTATAGATGCTCGGGTCGGTCGGATCGAAGAAGTTGGGTCCAAGGATGGACTCCCCGATCGTCTCACTTCCGTCATCCAGGTGGTTTCGCAAGAGCGTGCTGAAGACGTCGGCCCCCGCTGGGATCGTTCCTCCGATTACCTGGGCAGCAAAGAGAACCCGGTTGGAGACGACCCCCAAGATTTCGGTGTCCTCGAAAAACAGATTGCCACCCGACTTGTCGATGATGGTGAGCATCTTGCCTTGGGAGAACTGTTCGGGGTTGGCAACCTCGACGAACGTACTCGTGTCATCGACGGCCGACAGAGTAGAACTAGCCGGCCAACCGAGCTCGAACCAGTTGAAGGTGGGGCTCCGGAGGTCATAGATCTCGACTGGGATCCCCAAGAGGATCCGAAGCGCGCTCTTGATGCTCTCCTTCGTGCCCTTGCTCTTGTAGTAGGCGACGAGGAAGCTGAGTACCTTGCGCTTCTCTTTGTCGGTGAGGGGGATCTTCAGGTTGAACCCGAGCTTGAGGAGCCAGGCGTCCAAGAAGGAAGCGGGGACGTTCAGGATGTCGTTGAGGCAGATGAACGAGGCCACGTCATCGTGCATCCCCGTCATGAGATCGCTGCCGTAGAGGAAGTCCCAGATCACTGCCAGGAGCCTGTGCCAGTCTCCCGTTCCCCCGCGCTCCGGGTCGAGATCCTCGACGCACATGAACCCGGGGAAGTACTGGCAGAGCACGTGCCCGGGAGGGGTGTTCTCACCAATCGGGCGATCGGCGCTATGACACTGAGGGGGCCCAAGCCGTTCATCCGTCGCCTCGTCGTCGACGAGCAGCATGAAGCCCGTCAAGATCGGCGATTCGAGACCCGTTCCTCCCCAGGGATCAGGGCCCCAGAGATGATCTCCCCACCCTCCCGGCATAGCTCACCTCCCTAGGGAATGCCTTCGCTGCGGTTGCGGATGTAGCAACGAACCTGGGCCCAGACTTCTCCCGACTCGATCTTGAGAGAAGACAGGCGGCTGATCGGAGTGTAGGGCTTAGCCAGAGCTCCCACGAGGATTCCGTAGCGGGAGTACTTCCCATCCGCCCACCGAACCTCCCAGGTCCGAGAGGATAGGATCCGCTGGACGGCGGTACGATTGACGTAAGCCCCATTCGCTACGTCTTCGATTGCTCCCAAGGCCGATCGAATGGCCGTGACCAAAGCTCCGGCGCGTACAAAGAAGGGTTCAGACACAACACGAGCTACGCGAGCTTCGGGGTAGAGGCCCAGATCGATGAAGGCGCGGCCGAGAGAGTCGAACGTGATTGGAGCCGTCGAGGACCCGGATACGAGGATTGCGTAGATGTGGTCGACCATGTGTCCGACCATTGCGTCCGCGGCATTGACGTTGAGGGAAGCATCCACGAAAGTCATCGCCGTAGCATCGAAAACTCCAGCACTCGCGAAGGGATCGGCCAAGAGAACCTCGGATCGGTTCCATCCTTCTTGAAGTTCGGTCTTGAGGACCCGCCCAGTCAGACTTCCGCCGGCCGAATTGATGATGATGTCGAGTCCATTGGCCGTGACCTTGGTCATATCCCCTGGGGCAATGTAGTACTCGACGCCGACCCCGATTGCTCCGATGGCTGATAGGTTGAAAGCCGCGGCGAGAGTCGTACGAATCCCGTTGACGGTAGCAGCCCCCGCGTTCTTGTCGAACTTCGTCGACTGGCTGTCATCCGTATCCCGGATCTCTCCAGCTCCGTTGGCCACCGCAAGGTTAACCACTTCGCCATTGAGGGCAGCGAAGATAGCTCCCGTCTCATCGATGGGGGCCGCCAAGCCCTCTCCATCGACTCCCGGCTGGTCCGAATCGGTATCGTAGAACTCCTCGTCGTTCGTCCAGGTTCCGAGGGTGGGATGATTCGTGAACCGAAGGTGGCCCGGCTCATCGCTCAGGACGATGTGACCGCCCTGGAACATTCCTCCGATCGGGAAGCCTTCCAGGCCTCCGCTCATGTAGGTCTCGAAATTGGCCTTGGTAGGAGCGTAGTTGAGGCGCTCGAAAAGAGGTGACTCGAAAGGAGGTTCGAGAGCGCTGGAGTCGTATCCGTTGGCCCCCTTGAAGAACGCGTAGACGTCCACTCCATCGACCGTTTCGGCCGCGTTGAAATTCATCACGAGGGAGCTGTCAGCCAGATAGAGATGGTCGAGCCCGAACTCGATCGATCCGCCATCCTGAAGGTTGACCTCGAGCAAGAAGTACTCGGCGCTCCCGAGGACGGGGACTCCGACGGTAGCCGTTGGGGCCGTCAGATCGAACGAGAGCACATTAAGGCCGGCTGCTACGTCGGTGTCGGCCAAGTCGAACCGATGATAGTCACCCGGGCCAGAACCGAAGTAGAAGCGGTAGGAGTCAGCCCCCGCTACCAAGAGGTTCGTGCTGATGAGCCGGAACGCTAGTTTGACGAGGTCTCCACGGCTGAGGTCGTACGAGACGATCTTGCGGATCCGTGGCCGGGCGGTCACTCCTGTCGAGTTGGAGAGCTTGAAGACCAGGAGGTTCGATCCCTCCAAGTAGTCAGACGCCAACTGGTTGACCACGAAGGGCATCGTTTGGATACCGCTGAACCACCCGAGCTTCGAGTCGTAGGCGTCGAGCATCTCTCCGAAGAACCCTGGGCGAGCGATCTCGTCAATCCCGACCTGAAGGCAGTTGTAGACCTCAGTGTTCTTGAGAACACTGATGCCCTTCCCGTCGCGGCGACAGGTGAGGTTCCGAAAGACGCAGCTCGTAACGGCCTTGGCCGTGAAGCTCTGGCCTCCCGTCACGACGAGATCGATATGGTGGTAGTCGATGCAGTTGGCGATGAGGATCTTCTCGGCCCCATCGGCGACCTCAATGGGCTGCTTGCAGTTCCGGAAGCGGATGCCGGTGATCGTCTTCTTGGAGCCACCCACTCGGATGGCCGGTTCGAGGACACCCTCGACATCCTTCAGGAAGACCTTTCCTTCGCAGTAGACGTTGATGTTCTCGTTGGAAGTCAGATCCCAGAGTTCTGGCCATTCGTAGATGCCAGGCAGGAAACGGATTTCAAGGTCGTCTTCGAGGAACTCGGGCTTGAAGATTTCGAGGAAGTTGATCGGGTTCGCGGAGGACTCTCCGGCGCGCAGGGCCGTGAACTCAACTCCTCCGCTGGCCGTCAAGAACCTCTTCTTCATCAGATCACCTGGCCCGTAGAGGCATCCTTGATCTCGACTCCTACCAAGACGGGGAATTCGCGCACGTCTACGACCACATCGTCCGAGGTGTCATTGAGGTAGAAGAGATCCTCGTCCACCGACTCGACACCCTCAGTGTTGTTGATGATCGAGATGACGTCCGAGAACCGGATCGTGGCCCCGAAGTCCATCTCGGGATTGGCGATGCCGGTCGAGAGGCGAGGAGAGAAGAGGAGCGCCACGTTGGTACGGATTGTGTTTCGGACGACGACCTTCGCTGCCGCCGTTGTGACGTCCGCCGCCAGACGCACGGTGCTCTTCACGAAGATTGGTTGGATAGACGGCCCGAAGACTTCAACATCATGAGTCACCATCACCGGCTTGTCGACCGTGAGGACTTGAAGCACGGCCGCGATCGTCCCGGCCGAGGGAGAAGCCCCCAGGGTATTGGAAGCCCGGGTTCCGAGAGTCAACTTCATGTTGGCCGTCGCGTCGTTGGATCCAGTGACCACTTCGATGCTTGATGGGAGACCGGCCAAGCCATTCGTGAGGATGTAGCGCTGGTTCACCGTATCGAACTCGACCAGGAACCCCGAGTAGGCCTCTGCGGTATCCAGAGGAAAGTCCGGAGTTTCCGCTCGAATGGCTGCCTGTAGAGCAGCAGCGATGTCTTCTCCAGACACCTGGCTGCCCAGATCGAACGTCTTCGTGCTCTCCCCATTAACCTGGATCCGAACGCGATCATCGACGGCCGTCGTCATTGAAGTGACCGCGGTATTGCCACCAATGAGCTGAGCATTCGTTGGACTGTCCGTCAGGACGACGACTTCCGTGGCGTTCTCTTCCACGGTTGGATCCTCGTTGGAAGTGAACGGCAAGGCCCGGTCGATCCCGGGAACGCTCTCGGTGTTGGTGATGAAGTCCTGATAGCTCACTGTCCGGTTGTTCGACTGGAGGCTGAGCGGGGCCTGGATGCGGATCTCTTCGAGGGACTCTTCGTCAGCACCGCCCGAGGAGAGGACGCTGTTGGAGAACGAGAGAGCAACGGGATCACCGTTGTTGTTGCTGAGGGATGGACCCTGGGTGATGCGGGCCCCGTTTCCGATCTCTCCTCCCCCTGTGCGGGCGCGCACTTCCAGGATCCCGTTGAACGCCACCCCCGTCCGTCCGTCTCCAGGGATGACGATAAGGCGCCCATCGTTGTCGAACTCGGTACGGGCATGGAGACTTGTAGGCTCGCTGTCGTCGAAGTTGGGGACGATTGTGACCGGGATGGTGTCGAGCGTGATGGCGATCACGTCGTCCGCGAGATCTCCGAGATCGTCGATGCCGGATTGGAGTACGGGGAACCGAGAAGTCGTGTAGGGCTTGAACGGGGTGCCGTCAGCCACGAATGTCTCGAGGATGGACTCGGAATGCTCGACGTAGATGAGGATCGAGTCCCCAGCAGCACCAGCCGGGAGTGTGGCGTCACCGAGCGAGCGGAAGCGAAGGGGCCGGGTGTCTGCCGTGAAGAAGATCGACCCCGATGGGATGAGGGTGTCGAACGCCGAATCTTCCACGAGGGTGATCCGCACCTGAGCCGTTGCTGCCACCCGGCTACGCGGCTGGTACCCAATCGAAGCTGCGTACTTGGTGAGGCTCGAACGGAGTTTGGCTGTCGTCGGAAAGACCTCGCGCGCCTGGGCGTCCTGGTAGTACGCCGTTTGGTCTCCGATCGTAGCCAGGGCATCAAGGATGGCTGTGACGACGTTCGAGCTAGCGAAGTCTGTCACGACCCCCGGGTGGCGGGTCTTGAAGAGCTGGACGAGCATCCGGAAGATGGCTTCCTGCTCTTTGTCGGTGTACTTGACGTCAGGAGTCGTCGTGATTGCGAGAGGCATCAGAACCTACCAGAGTTCTCGGCGGACGCCGGCCGGATCGTTTCGATCTCCGTCTCGTACTCATCCCGCATGTTCTCTTCCTTGACGAGGTACTTGATGAAGATCCGGTAGCCTTCCGTGGGCTTGTAGTAAGGCGTCACCCGCAGGTCCAGGACTTCCATCTTACCAGCTCGCACGAGATGGTAGAGAGCATCCTCTACCCAGGCCTTGATGAGGGGGGTGAGAATGTCCGGATTGAAGATGTCGAAGATGACCACTGGGACGAGCCCGAAGGCTCCAGGCCGCATGAGACGTTCGCCCCCCGACTCGAGGGATTGGAAGCGTCGAGTCTGGAGAACGGTCCGGATGTCGGACTTGAGGACGTCTCGTTGAGACCCCTTGGCATAGTCGCCCTTGGAGTTGAGGTGCAAAGGCCAGACGACTCCAGCGTACTCAGCCACCTGTGAACCCTACGCTTTCCCAGAACTCTTTGCGTTGCGTGTAGAGCGCGAGGAGGTTCGTGTTCACTCCGACCTGACTCACGATGAGACTCTTGAGGACGTAAGAACCGATTTCGTCGTTGAGACGCTCCTCGTCCCGATCATCGAACTCAACGAGGTTCGGAGGATAGCCGACGGTCAGCTCCCCAACGGTCGGCTGAACGGGATCGCGCTCCATAGCCGGCGGACCGCCACCAGGATTGAAGTGCCAGAGCTCCCACCCCCCGTTCGGGATGGAAAGATCTCCGTTCGTGAGGGTAGCAGTAGAGAAGGGAGTAGCGTACCCGGGAACAGCCGCCAGGTAGGTTGGAAGGTCATCGGCTGCCGTCAGATCGGGGAGGATCACCGGGAACGAAGGATCGTCCTCATCGGGGGGCTCAAACTTGATGGTGTGAGGAGCTTCAGTCGGCTGGTCGATGTCTCGTTGAGTGACAATGGCATGGAGGATCGTCAGGACCGCAGCAACATTGGCGTCCTGGACCTTCTGGGCCGCCGAGTCGAGATAGGCCACCTTGTTGAACTTGTCGGCCTGTTCGGCGATGGTCTGGGTGTAGAAGGCGATGTCGCTTGCGTAAAACTGGAGGCGAAGGGTGATGGCCTCCTGCTCGTCGGCATCGAAGTCCCCGACAGTGAGAGTCGTCACGAACGCAACCTCGCCTGCATCGGAGCCGAACCCTGGGTGATCCTACCGCGCCCGGTCTTCGTATTGACCTGGACAGGATCCCCCTCGACAGCAACTCGGGCACCCCCGGGGGTCAAGATGATGTCGTTGTTGCCGGGATTGATCGTGATGACGCTCGCGACGGAGTCGATTTCGATGTAGGCGCTCGTGCCAAGGATCTGGATGCGCAGCTTCTCTTGGTTGGCCGGATTGATACCGATGACCTTGGTCTTGGAGAACTCCGCCGGATTCATGATCGACGCCAAGGGGGCGAGAGATCCAACTCCCTGGGGAGAGGAGTAGCTCTGTCCGACGGCATAGGCGAAGGTCTTCCCGTTCGAGACCCGGGCTACGACGACAAGCGTGTCCCCATTCTTCACCGTTCCCTTGTCCCCCGGTGGCCATACCACAGGGATCCAGTCACTCTCGCAGTCGGGGCCCGAGATTTCGGGGATGACCATCTTGACCCGGCCGCGCTTGGCTGGGTCGACGGAGTTCTTGACGATGCCGGCGCAGATCATTGGTCCTCCTTCAAGGGCGTGGGCCCAATGAAAGAGACCCTCACAGAACCATCACTCTTGGCGATGACATCGATCGAGACTTTTCCTTGAGCGCTGCGACTCCGCGAGATCAGGAGGGCGTCATCGAGAGTTACTGACTTACGGGGGGTTGCAGGCTTGGTGAGGTCGTTGACTCCATCAGTCTTGAGAGAGAACTCGCTCGTATATCCCCCCGAGCCGTACTTCTGGACATGATCTTCGATGATGTAGATCGCATCGAACATCTTGAGGCCCTCGACCTTGGCGAGATCTCCCGCATAGACCCGAGGGCGACCCATCGTGGTGATCGAGAGGGCTACGGGAAGTTGACTTCCTTCGAGTTTGGCTTTGGCGTGGGCTCGGGCTTGTTCAGGCTTATGAGCCGCCATCAGGGTGTAATACACGCGTCCTGATGGACTCCGAACTCGTCCCACCGCGAGATCCTGGACCGTCAGTCGGGGAGGAGGAGTAGCCGATGGTTCAGTTACCGCCGGATTGAACAAGAGGTCGGGGGTAGTCGCGAAGAGACTTGCCGCTATGGTCTGTCCCAAGGGGTTCTTGGCAGTTGCCTTGTCCTGATCGTCGGGGGCGGCGTAGTCGTTGCGCGGAGAGAGGGCATATTCGTCCTTGTCCTTCTCGCTGACGAACTCGTCGACCACTTTCCCTTCTTCTTCGTCGACTCCGACCGCGTTCATGGAAGCCGGTGTTCCATCCGTTTCATAGCGGATGCTGAAGTCCAAGAAGTCATTCTCGTTCTCCGGGGATGGGCGATAGTGGAAGAACGTCGAGATGACCGGGATGTTCCCGTTTCCGGTCTTGGAGAAACCCTGGTCAGGGTTGGGTCGAACCTGAACTTTGGACGGAAGCCGTTCTGCTAGAAGAGCGAGTGTCCGCTCCGCATCCTCTTGCAATTCTTGGGCTGGACCCAAAGCGATCGACGGCTTGACGATAGTCATGACCCCATCGTTTCCGACGCCCTTCAAGTTCCCGACCGTCTTGACATCTCCCGCCGAAGGAGGAGAAGCGGTCAACCCACCCGTACTGGGAATCCAGCCGGGTTTGTGAAAGTGGGTCACGTACTTTCCATCCGTCGGATGAGGAAGAACGTAGAAGCGGTAGTTCATCGAAAGAGCGAGTCGGTGTAAGAAAGCGTGCTGCGTCTCTCCTGCATGCGAAACGACGTCGTGAACCTCGAACTCGGTATCCTGGATAACTCGGTGATTGATGTCGAACCCAGCTTTTTCGAGAACATCATCCACGAGAACGCTGATCTTCTGGGGGGGATACCAGAGAGGAACCATCCTCCCCCCGAGGGCGACTTGCGCGTGTGTGATGGCCTTGACGGTGATCTTGTCCCGAGAGATGTTCGGCTTGCCGGCAATGACGAAAGTCCGGACAGGGCCTAGCTGGTCATTCTCTGCATCGTCGGTGTTCAGGTAGCCCATCTGAACTTCGATTTGAGCACCCTCGACGAAGACGTCCGCCCCTCCATTTTCTACTGAATTGTCGATCCAGTAGAGGTCTTCGTTCTCGAGGGTGATCGTCAGCTCAGCGGCCGAGGAGTTTGACTCCCGGATCGTTACATCGGTCAATCGCTTGCGGAGTTCTTCGTTAGCGAGTGGGAGGCGCGGATCACCTCCCGTTTCCTGAAGCCGTGGGCTCAAGACCTGGATCCTGAGCACAGACTGAAGATCCCCGTTCACGAGGCCCCCCGGAGGATCTTGGCAGCAATGTAGGTGTAGGAGGGAATAAAGAGCTCGAGGCCCGGTTTGAGGACCCAGGGGTTCTGGAGGGGATTTTTCTGGAACTCGACGAGAACCCACCAAAGACGAGGGTTACCGTAAAAGGCGGTCGCCAAGTGGTCGATACGATCGCCCTGCCGAACGATGTAGCGGAGATTCTCTGGGACGTCCTCGTAGGGGAATGAGAGAGAGCCGCTGATGAAGATCGTAATCCGATTACGGAGCAACTTCTCGTCCGCGATGACTTCGGCTCCGTTGTACCGGGACATACGGGACTGGAAAGCCATGGCTACCTCACGACCCCATGACTTCGAGCAACTCTTGGGTGTCTCCCCACTCGTGCTTGCTCTGGAAAGTTACCGGGCGACTTGGCTGTTCGTGGAGATTCATACTCACGTGGGCCCGAAGGATCTTGAGATCGGGATCCCATTCCCTCTCTTCGACGCTGTAATCGCGAACGATACAGCGGATCCGCCGATCGCCCCACACGAAGAGAACCTTCGGGGGGCCCGAAATGACTTCGCCAGCGATCGAACGCTCGCGCGTGAACTCACGCGGATAAGTAAGGGCCTGGATGAAACGCAAACAGGCGTCGAGCTTTTCGAGAGGGTCGCGAACAAGAGGAAGCGTATTCGAGGCGTCGAGTGAGATATTGACTCCTCGTCTGAAAACTGCCACCCCAACCATCTCGAACCCCATGCTTTCGTTCTTGGCATCGAGGTCGAACTCGAGGATGATCTCGCGCGGGCCACCCGAAACGTATCCAGACCGAGGATGAGAGCGACCGATGATCTGGTGGTCGCCGTAGTTTACTGAGTGGCTCTCTTTCAACGACTCCGGGTTCATTGGGAACGTGAACGTCAGACCGGCCGACGGGCCGTCGAGCATTGCTAGGTATCCACGCCGGGCAGATTGGGGGTCGTAGAAGAACACTAGAATCCCCGTCCCGACGATCTATCGGCGGGCATCAGATCAGCCGCCATGGTGTCGAGATCATCGACAACTCCACCTTGTCGCAAATTGAGTCTTCGTTGAGTATGGGAAAGGACTTCCCCAACGCGTACCGCGTCGAGTCGAACGTCGCCTCTGACTTGTGCAGTCAAAAGAGGTTTCCCAGTTTCGGGCGTTAGATAGCCTTGCCTCAACGCTTTACCGATCATAGGCAAAGCCGAAGTCAAATCGCCACCGGCCGCGGCCCCCGTCGTCGCTCCTACGAATTGATTATTCTTGAAGGCAAAGGCCGGTCGATTAACGGGTTGAGCCATAGGAGCCCACCGCATCCCCATTGATGCTGCCCCAACGAGTCCGGCAATAGCTCCGAGACCGGCCCCCGGAGCTCCACCGATCATGAAACCGCCGAGAGCACCGAGGGCAGCTAGAACGAGCGGGTTGGTTGCCACATAAGCCAGCTTGAGAAGAATCCGTGTAAGTTCCAGTAGACCTTGGCCGATCTGAAGGATCCCACTAACCGTCAAGAAGAAGAGATGGCCGAGAGTTCGGCCAAGTTCCTTGGCAGCTTTCCCTCCATCGTCCATCGAGAGCTTGAAAACGGCCATTTCATTCAGGTACTCGAAGAAGTCTTTGACCATGTCCACGAAGGGTCCGCTTGCATCCGTGATGAGGATAAGCCCCTCCATGAACCCCTTCTTGAAGTCGCCCCAGTGGTCGATCATCATCAGAATCACCTGAACGATCGGGAAGAGGCCGGCATCAACGATCTTCTGGAAGAGGGAGACACTGATCGGCCCCTCCAGGAACCCCGTCACGCCTTCATAGATGAGTGAGATGTTCTCGGTCAACAGCGACAACCCGGCTCCAAAGAGGTTCTTGAAGATCGGCGCAATGAGCTTAAACGCTCCTACAACAAGCATCGCAATGCCGAAGATCTCTCCAAAGAGGGCGAATACAGTCCACAGAGCTGCTCCAAGAGCAGGACCACCGAACATGACCATCATCGAACTGATGGCATTGAAGGACGAAATGGCCGCCGTCCCGACGGAAGCAATGAACCCTACCAAGATGAGGAACTTACCACCGGCCGTGTCGGCCAACGCGTAAACAGCACCAGCCACAAGGTTGAAGATCTTCAGGACCACTGTCAGGGCCGGGAGGATGGTCTCTCCAACAACGAGCCCGATGCTGTGGAGCTTTGCCCGAAGTAGCTCGGCTTGCTTCGTAGCCGTGTCCAAGAGGGTCAGGAAGTCTTCTTCGAGAACGTCCGACAGGCCACTGAGGTTCTTCCGTGCCAGCTCGGTGGTGCTCTGGACAAGATCGATCTGGCCAGCGAGACCAGCCATGAACGGAGCCAGTCGTTGACCCGATAGCCCGAGTTCGTCGAGCTTCTTACGCATGTCGCCGAGGTTCCCGCGCAGAGGTTGAAGCTTCTTGGCCAACAAGAGCATCGCCTTGAATGGCGTCTCGTTGAGCATCTGCGTGAGCTTCTGAGAGGAACCAATCCCTAGGAACTTGGAGAACTCCTCAGTGTTCGTGGCCATCTTCCCGAACATGGCTCCGAACTGGGTCCGCACGAGACTCTTGGTAATCTCACCACCGAAGGACTTCACGGCGCCGGCCAAGCCAATGATCTCGTGAAGCGCGAAGTTGCCTTCCACACGCAGAGGGGCCAAGGCCTTGACGAACTCGAGGACTTGCTTCGAGTCCGACACCGACGCCTTACCGACGGCCTGGATGGCGCTCGTGAAGCGATGGAAGATGTCCGGGCCCTCGTTCTCGAAGAACCGGAGTTGGACGGCCACGTCGCTGAGTTGTTCGCCGGCCGTGGTCATCGACAGCTTGGTGAGTTGGGCGAACTTGGCGGTCGTTCCCAGAAGATCCTCGAATTGACCTCCAGAGAGCCGGCTTGCCAAACCCTTCGTTCCGATGATCTCGGCTACCGTAGCGATCGATTCGGCGGACTGCCCTGTGCTGTTGGCCAGCCGCATGAAGCGGCTCGAGATCGTTCCCAGGTCACTTCCAAGCTGGCCCGTGACGATCTGGACTCGTTGGACTTGTTCAGCGAACGCCGCAGCTCCTCCCGCGGCCTGAAGGAAGCCAGAGGCCAGAGCCAAAGGAATACCGAGGCCGATGAGGGACTCAGTGATACGGGCCGAGAGGCTGTTGAGTCTCTTCTCTTGGGGGGACTTTCCAACCCCCCCGGCTATACCAGCTACCTGATCGTTGGCGTTCTGAAGGGCCCGGGTCACGGAAGCGGCGTTGGTGAAGTAGAGGAAGCGGAGCCCGAAGTCGATCACTCCTGCTTTCGCCACGTCTCACCTCCTTCGCGCTGACGGCCTCGCTCCTGCGCTCTTGGGCCAAGCCTTCCTGGCCGCATCGATCATCTTCCCGTGCTCTCCTACGAGCCAGAAGAACCGTCTCAGGGACAAGCCGTAGATCTCGCTGAGGGTGAGGCTCAGGGCCGGGAAGAGCGGGGCTTGGATGAGCAGACCGATCGCTACCTTGAACAGAGCTCCGGGCCGGATCAGTGGAGCCTTCAGGATCGGTTGATCGGTGGCTATCTGGGCACTTAGCCCGATACCGTGGTCGTCTTCCAGGGGGTCGGCACCCTCGACTTGGCCGTCGCTTGGGGGGTCGTCTCCTTCCTCGAAGAGCGACGGCTCTGCAAGAAAAAACCTTCCTCGATCGGCAGCACGGCCTTCAGAGTCTCACCACACTCGGGGCACTCGTGGACCACGTCGATCCGCGGCCCTGGCATGAACTGGTCGATGTCCTGGAAGAACTCCAGGCAGAAGCCGGCCGACTGGGCACTCACGAACTGCCGGATCTCTTCGCGCCGCTCGTAGCCATCAGCGGGAGTCTTGAGAATCGACTTGCCCTCGGGTCCAGCCTTGTCCTTGATGTCCGTCACCAGGATGGACATCTGGTACGTGATCGGGCGAAGGTTCTGGACCGGCTTCAGGGCCCCGGCAGTCAACCCTTCGGCTCTTGCGGCCTTCTTGGCTTCCTTCTTGCCCTCTTTCTTGTTCAGGACAAGATCCTGTTCCTTGATGAGGAAGTCGCCCACGGAAGGGATCTTCCAGACGATGCACTTCCCATCATCGAGGACGAACTCCAGCCCTTCGACGGGCTGTTTCGGGTCCAGGTACTCGAGGGGCAAGGAGCTGAGAACCGTCGTGAACTCGGAAGTGACCTTGCATTCGGGATCGGAGCAAGGGAGTTCGTAGACGTACTCATCTCCGTAGCTGGCTCGACGGAGGGCGAGGATCGAAGCCAGGTGATCCCCGAAGAGGAACTTCTTGTACTCCTTGGGCTCGATCCCCAGGCAGCGGGCGATCACGTTGATGGTGGCCTGCCCGGGTGACTTCCCAGCATCGACCTCGCTCTTGAGGAAGTCGAGCTCGGTCAGCGTGATGGCGCCGATCACGAGCTCCTGGCGAGTTCCTGGAAGCACGTAGGAAACGCGTTCCCGCATGATCTGTCCTTTCGTGATGAAGTCAGTTGAGGGCCCCGGCTCCGTAATCAGGTTACGGAGCCGGGGTCATGGTACATCAGGAGAAGAGGCCGAGGAGGGACTGGACCGCTGGGGCCGTCGAGAAGTTGAGGCCCGTGTTCGACCCCATGCCGATCCCGAAGGGGATGCCGAGGAAGTTGCCGTAGAGGGAGACGGAGATGTCGCTGCCGGTGCGTGCGTCGACGAACGAGAAGTAGTCGTACTCCCAGGTCATCGACTCGAAGTTGTGCTCGCTCGCGTTGTTGTCGAACCCATCCGCCACGGACAGCTCCGAAGGCCAGGCGTTCCAGAGCTTCCAGCGCTTGATGGCCTGGTGCTGCCGGTTCGTCTGGACGACGTCGATGACCTGCTTGAAGAGCGACGGATCGGGGGCACCCGCGCCCATGGGCGAGCCTTCGACGAAGGAACCTCCGGCGGCGCCGTTGACCACCAGGGACTTCCACACGTACAGGTCGTGGATGCCTGTGGTGGCTCCTCGGGTACAGGTGAACGGTTCGACGTCCGCCAGGCCGGGGCTCTTGAACGAGATCAAGGAGCCTCCGGCTCGATAGCGGATCACCTCCGACGTGATCTTGAGCTCGGAGCCGGTCACGAAGGCCGTGTCCGAGCGAAGGTACGTGGAGACGATCCGGAAGCCGTACTTGTCGACCAGGCGACGGCTTCCACGCTGCTGGGATACTGCGGCCATGAATTCCTCCTTCTACGCGGGTCAGGCCGGGGACTGGTTCTTGGCCGGGACGTGTTCGGAGATCTCGATGACGACGTACTTCAGGGCCCGGCCGAGTCGCAGAGCGATCTTTCCCTTGACCTCGCCGCGAGCCATGGCTTCCGGGGGGTTCTGGCCGAGGCTGAAGTCGACCGCGAAGGAGTCGGCATCGTTGCGGCCGATGAGGTTTCCCTCGGCCCGTTCGACCCGCAGGTAGGCGGTGATCTCCCCCGTCAGCCGGGACAGGATCTCCTCGTCCACGATGTCCGAGAGGAGATGCTCGCGGACGATCCGGAGGACATTGCGCTTGACCCGCAGGACCACGGCACGGGCCTGGACCTCACCCACACCGTTCCCGGTACCCCCAGGGAGCAGAGTATCGACTCCGAACGGGAAGAAGCCGATCGAGCCGATGAACCCGGCGATGGGGTTGACCCGGGCCAGCTTGAGGGTGTCCCGGACCTCCTTGCGAAAGCCGGCGTCCGACTCGAGGCCCACGACTCCCTGGGCGACGAAGCGACGACCGGCTGGCGGTCGACCGACGCCGATCCCGGGGGTGTTGGCGTTCTTGGAACGCATCCCCAGGACGTAGGCGCTCGGGGCGATCAGCCGGCGATCCGTGCGACGTCGCGGATCGCTCATGTAGAGGTTCGGCCAGTAGATCGACGCGTAGTCGCTGGCGAGCTGGTTGTCGATCACGTGCTCGGAGATGTCGTTCTCGTCGTAGCTGAGCGGGGGGTCGAGGATGACCTCGAACCGGTCCAGCTCGGCAGCGAGATCGAGCATCGCCTGGTGGACGGCCACGGTCGGCCGGTCAGGGACGACCAGGAAGTTGATCGTCTCCAGGTCCCGGATGGCCTGCATCCCGTTGCGAGCCACCTCGTCGCCGATGAAGTCGGTGTCGCCGAGGCTCGCGAGCCCGTCCACTCCACCCGTGAACATCTGGGCGGTGACGGGATCGGGGCGGCTGGTGTCCGGGAGGCTGGGGGCGCTCAGGTCCGTTGCCACGATGTTGGGGCTCTCGTTGGTGATCCGGGTCACGAAGTAGGCGTCCGTGTTCCGGGGGTTCATGGAGAGGTAGTCGAACTTCTCCAGGAACTTCCCGGAGAGGTAGAACGTGGCCTGGAACTCGAGGGACTTGACCTCGGCTGGGGTCGCTCCCGTCCCCTCCACGGTCTCCGTCAAGACCACCGCGTCGCGCAGGAAAACGATGTCTCCCTCGACCCGATCGACCTCGGAGACGAATGCGCTGGCGAGGGGGGCGGTCTGGTCAGTGATCTGGAGGTACTGGCCCGGAACGATGCCGGCCGGGCGCCGAACCGAGATTTGCGTGTCCCCGTCCACGAGATCGACCGTCAAGGTCGTGTTGACCTTGTTCTGCATCGAAGTCGTGGTCGAGAGGGCGTTCCCATGGATACCCTCCGAGTAGGCCTCGAAAAGGACCGCGTCGATCGGGTAGGCGTCCTCGGTTCCTCCGTTGGCGACCCCCAACTTGAAGTCGTCCGCGGCGTTGAGGGAGATGGCGTTGGTGACGACCACGTCCTTGCCGGCACCCACCGTGCCGTTGAGGAGTAGGTAGCGGCCGTCCTCGGTGAAGACGCAAAGGAAAGCGTCGTAGTCCGGCTGGTTCGCCGGTACGGCCGCGGTAAGGGCTCGTACGGCTACCTGGATGGCCGCCGCGACGGCGAGGCCGTTGATGACGGCATCTTCGCCAGCATCCTCGGTACCGCCGTTGGCGACTCCCAGCTTCAGCTCGTCGGCCATGTTGTTGGCCCCGGCGTTGGTGACGACCACGTCCTTGCCGGCCCCCTGGGTGCCGTTGGTCAGGACGTAGAGGCCACCCGCGAAGACCGCCGTGAACGCCTCGTAGTCGGGCTGGTTCGCCGGGACAGCCGCGGTAAGGGCTCGCACGGCTACCTGGATGGCCGCCGCGATCGTGGCCCCGGTGACGAGGGCGTTGTTGATCGAAATCGTCTGCGCGGCTTCTCCGCTGAGGGCGATGTCGAGATCCGTCGATCCGACGCCCGTGACGGTGGCGGGAGCAGCATCCGAGGTGGATGTGCCAGCGTGCAAGTAGTCCAGGTTGATCGTCTGGGCCACCTCCCCGCTGATCGCCACCTGGAAGTCGGTGCGCCCCACGGCCGTCGCAGTGACGGGAGCCGTCCCCGAAAGGGAATAGCTGGGACCCTCGTTCGGGAGGGTCGTCGAGGCCTTGATGGCCGCGAGGGTGGTGATGTCCGTGATGTCCGCGTAGTGGGCCGTCCGGACGATGTAGAGCTCTCCCTGTCCACCGCTGTTGGTGAAGAAGTGCTCGATCCAGAAGGCCATCTCGGCATCGTTCAGGAAGGCGCCGAAGATGGCTCGGAACTCGCCGTAGGATGTGACGCGAGTGGCGACCCCGATGGGGCCCTTCTCGCAGATGCCGACGATCGCGACGGTCGCGTCGTTGTCGATCGCCGGAAACGCCGGGGAGCCGTCGAACTTCTCGACGAACTTGATCTCGGGCGATTGGAAAACCGACATGGTGACTCTCCATCAGTGCCAGGAGGTATCGCCCTCGCCGGCTTGCTCGAGCTTAGTTACCACGTGCTGAGATGATGAAGAGGAGAAAGAGTTCGACGCCCTAGTCGGTCGACTTGGCCTCGATCTTGGGCCTCGACTTGCGCTTCGGCTTGATCGGGGTGGGATCGGTGACGTTGGCCTCCGGGGGGGCAGCGAGGGGCGCTGGGGTGATAGCGACCTCGGCCTTGGGGGTCTGGACGTCGAACTCCTTCATGATCCTCAGTGTACCTTTTCGACGCAGCGCTTGGAAGTGCCGGCCTTCGTGGTACTCGGGGCCGACGGTCAAGACCGAACTGGCCGGGACGAACAGGGTCTTGGCGTCGGGATATGCCACGGACGGAAGGAGCGGGAACCCCCGGGTGAGGGTGTTCAGGATCTTCAAGTGCTTCATGGATCTTCGAGCGTCCCTTCCGTGGCGACCGAGAGTTCGCTCTCGGTGGCGTCTTCCTTGTTCGAGATCGGGATCCGGTAAGCGTTGAACAGCTCACGATTCCCGAGCGATAGCTGGTTTGGAAGTGGGATACCCATGATTTCGATGTGCGACTCTGCTGCGAAGAGGTTACTTCGATTCGCTCGCAGTTTGGTAGAGAAGACGCGCTTGTCGATGGGGAGCTCCTGGCTGACGAAGATCCCAGGAGTGGCGAGATCCTGCATCGGGTAGGCCCACCACTGTTCGAGGAGAGCCTGGAGCTCATCGACGTCCGTAATCCCATTACGGTTCGTGAGGTCGTCGGGGATGAACAGGTAGGGGAAGATGTCGAGGTACTGGATGAAGGCCCGCTGGAAGCGTACCAAGTGGTTCGGCTTGCTGTGGAAGAAGCGGATGCCCACTTCGAGGTCAACGAACTCCACGGGCATCATCCGCTCGAACCCATCCACGAAGACGTTGTTCGTGTTCTTGAACCGCTTGGGGATCTTCTGGTACTGGTTGCGGTGGAGGATCCGGTTCCAGACGATCGCCACGTCCTGACCGACCGAGATCGAAGGGACTGACGCAGCCGCGGCCGTAGTCGTTGTGGGAGGGGCCGCTACCATCCCCCCAAGAGTCGGGTCGTAGTACTCGGTATGGGTCGTGATGGCGACGACGATGGTGTCATCATCCATGGCCAGGCGCATTCCCTTCTGGAGATCGACCGCGAACCGTGAGAGCACGAACTCGAGGATCTCCTCGGGGCCCTCGACGGGGACGATCTTGGGGGACTGGTGGCTCAAGCGATCACCTCATCATCCCCATGATCGCGCTTCGCAGAAGGCGGTAGATGCCCTCGCCCGCCGCAATCTGAGCACGTAGGTCTGGACCGCCGCCCATCCGCGCCGAGATCGACGGCATCGGAGCACCAGCCAAAGCTCCACTCGCCGGAAGATGGGGGTTCGTGGGGAGGATAGGGGACACTCCCGGGCGACTGCGCATGGCTTTGGCCATCGCAGGACTGACGGCCGCGATGGCTGTGACGATGGGCACTTCCATGGCTTCGGCGAACTCATGGGAGCCGATCATAGCAGCCAGCGTCTCAGAGGTCGGACCTAGGAAAGGGCGGGCAGGAACGACGAAGTTCGTTCCGATCCGGTCTTTCTTGAGGGGTTGGAGAAGAGGGAAAGACTTGCTCAGGAGGAGGAAGAACCCCCACACGGCCTCGGTGATGGGAATGTAGTAGCCCGTTTCCTGAAGACGAGCGATTTCCGAAAAGAGTTCCCCCGAATCTCGGCTGCGGTGGTAGGGAGGAATGCCGATGTAGGCTCCCGTGATGTTGGCGACGAGACGCCCTTTCCCTATCAAGCCAGCCTTTTGGTGCTCTTTTCGTTCAGCGGCCAACAAGGTCCGGGGGCCTCGATCAAAGCCGATCCGGAAGGCTTCGAGGAGATTGAGAGGAGTCTTCGAGGTGGCCTCATGCCCGCCTCCGAAGGGGCGGTGGAGAGGCATACGAGAGGGATCCCACCCCTTTGCTGTTCCGGCGTATTGGAGTCCCGATCCAAAGAAGCTCGTGAAGGTGGAGCGAGTCCGTTCTTTTCCACTCCTTCGAGCTCTAACCATCCGTTGACCATAGTTGACCGAAAACTCCCCGACGAATGCCGTAAGTTCGGCTTCGGTTGCTCCCGCTTCTTTGAGCTTTGCGCGCGGGATAGCGTCGGGGTTGAACTTCGATCTCGCCTGAAGAATCATAGCTGTCGCTGGACTGAGACCAGGCGGAACACCCTCCACCAGAAACTTGTGCTGGAGAATGCGATGAGCCAGAGCTGCGACAGCGACGACCGAACCGCCCGTGTAGTTGGGCATGTTCCGAGCTAGGGCCGCGAATTCTTTCAAGATCCACTTCGTTCGACCATCGGTCGTGACGCGGCTCATCAGCTTGGGCATGAGGGGGCCAGACACAATGGCCTTCCCAAGGAAATCGAGATCATCGATGTCAAATCGCATGGCCGGAGTTGTGAAAGCGGGTGTCTGAGAAAGATTGATCTTCTCATAAGAGGGGGCTGTGAATCGAGCTCGCTTGCCAGTCGAATACTTCTTCAGCATGTTAGCCATCATTGGCCCACGTGCTTGATAGCGCTTGGCTTCGCCGAGAGCTAGACGGATTCCATACTTCTTCTGGATGCCAGCAATGGATTCACCGAAGGCTTTCTGGACCTTCGCTTGAGCTCCGGCTCGCGCGTTAGACAAGAAATCGGGACGCTTCGATCCAAGAGTCCTAGAACGAAACTTCGTTCGCATCCTAGCCACGGGCATCATCCCCGAACTCGAGTCGGTAAAGCCCAAAGTTCTCGCGCTGCGCGGCTGGGCGCACCCGAAAGATTCGCAGGTTCAGGACAACGGGCGTCCTCCCACGCGGAAACACACGCGTCAGGAAGTCGTTCGGCTTGAACTTGTTCCTCTCCTGGTCCCGTTCCCTGATGATGAGGTAGCCCGACGTGTCTTCGTCAGATCCAGTTGCGACCGGAGTGAGGGTGCTGTACTCCCCAAACGTGAGCTGAGCCCAGAGGATGACCTTGGGGGCCTTGTCCAGAAAAGGCTGCTGATCCATCGTCTCCTTAGGGGTACGCCAGACGGTGTCCTGCTCGACCTTGCTGATAGGGAGCTGGGCGATCTCCACTCGGATTGGGCGTAGGAGACGGGGAACGATCAAACGACGCTTCCCCCCATCGTACGGCTGTAGTTGGCGATCCACTGGTCGATCGTCTCGTCACCAGTGAAGAAGCCAGAGAGCTTGTTACGGGGCTCGTACATGATCGAGTGGGTGTCCGTCTTCTCCATGATGACTCGGTGGCCCCGCAGGATCCTCTCCACGTCATCCGGGGTCCCATACTCGAGGGTAGCGTTGCGGATTGCCAGGCGTTCAGTCGCCACCTGGATCCCGATCGGAACTGAGAGGTCGGGTTCCGTGAAGCCGAAGAACCCCTTCACGATGATGTGCTGGCGCCCGCGCGAGAAGCCGCCGAGGTGGGAGGCCTTGCTGAAGGATGCCACCCCGCGATGCTGCAAGGACCAGGCCATGCCCGAGCCGGCGTGCATGTGACCCCGACCATACTCGTTCGCGAAGCCCAACGAGATCATTGGGCAGAAGCGGTCATCCTCTACCGTCTGGCCTCCAGAACCATCCCCAGGAGCCTCCAGGTAGCCGTCAGGACGAGTCGAGTCGACGGCTGGATCGTAGGCGTGACGGAACGCCATGTGACGATTGAAGACCCTGTACTCGCTCGGAGTGATGATCGAAGGACGCCCCTCCCGGAAGTGATCCAAGCGAGAAAGCTCCAGCACTTCGATGATCGGGAGGGGAAGGGTGAGGTCGAACGAGTCCTTCCCGTCGGTTGGGAAGGCTTGGTAGAGGGGAAAGAAGTGCCAGCCAGCGTAGGCGTCGAACATCCGGCTCGAGTCTTCGATGAACCGGATCTTCACGGCCTGGGTGAACGCATCCCCGAAGTCGATCTGGCCGGCAGTCTGGAGGAGATCGAAGATAGTCGTTCGGCCGTAGACGTAGACCCCTGCGGCCCGGGGCCCTTCGATGTCCTTCGGGGTCGGTTGCGCCGCGGCGTTCACGTGCGCCCACGCGAACACGTAGAGCCCAATCAGCGGAGGCTCGAAGTAGAGCTCCGTTGGTTGGTCATCCAGAACGAACGGGAGAACGACGTCCTCGACGTCCGTCACGGCCACCGACGAATGGATCGTGTGGAAGATCCGGAGCCGGTTGATGACCTCGGCCCCCGAAACAGGGTTCGCCGTGTACCCGTCGTTCGGGTTCTCGAACATCAGCCGGCAGCGTCCGCCGGCTTCCAACCGCATCAGGATCTTGGGAGTCTGGGTGATAGCCATGGCTCTCGGGAGCCAGGGGTGGGCTTCTCACCTACCCCTGGCAGTCCCTATCTCCCTTGTCTTGTTGCTGCCAGCACGAGTGATCGTGATGAGGCGCTTCCGCTGATCGAGGGCGAGTGCGTACGGGCTGTTGATGAACTCCTTGGCGTAACCAGGAGCCCTTCCTTCGGGGTCGTGGATGAAGAAGATGTGGCGGCCGGGGCTGAGCGCCTCGAACCCGAGGAAAGCCAGGCCTCCTACCCCGAGAAAGTAGGAGGCCAGGTCCAAGGACTCGGTCGAGTAGACCTCTCCAGGGGGGACGTCCATGGACTATCCCTTCCGGAGACGGAGCCGCCGGGTTCCCTTGGGGGTCTCGGTCGGAGCTTCTCCCTTGGGATCTTCCGGCGGAGGGGGGTCCTCCTTGGAAGCCGGCTCTCCTCCTTCGACCCCTTCCTCCGAGGTCTCTTCCTCGGTTCCGACGACCTTCACTCCGGGAGTCTCTCCCGGGGGGTCGACGAGGGGGGTGACAGCCGGAGCCGGGGGTTCGGGAGCCACTGGAACGGGCCCTTTGATCCCCATCTCCTGCAAGACCTGGCGGACTCCCGAAGCTACGGCCTCCGCGAAGAACTCCGGGTCGATCGCCCCTCGGACGGTCTTCTTCTTGGCCGCGAGCGCCTGGCTCTGCCGGGTGGGCTGAAGAGGGCTGTGGGTGAACTGGACGATCGGGAGCCCAGACTGTGGGTGGCGCTCCTGCGAGAGGATCTCGTACGCCTTCCGGTCGACCTCGTACCACCCCAGGTTGGGGTTCTTGTCCTGCCCGGGATGCTTGCGGAGGGTGAAGCTCGGGTAAGCCAAGGTGTCGGGGGTCGGGAAGTTGGGGCTGCCGGGATGGATCCGGGCAGCGCACTTGTCGTCGGTGCCGAAAGGCCAGTGGATCTGGTGCATCGTAGTTCTCCAATCGTGATGAGGTCAGATGAGGTTCAGGTCAGGGGGATCAGGCCGGGACGGGGACTCGCTTGGGACGAGAGGTCACGATCCAGCCGAGGGTGCCACCCGCGCCGTGGTCCGTACCATCCACGTTCACGAGGTTCTTGCCTTCGACGCGGACGCCCGCGAGGCTGGTCATGTTGATCCCCACGACCCCGGAGCCGATCGTGTACTTCTGGATGTTCACGATCTCGGCATCGACGAGACTCAGGGCGAAGTCGCTGTTGGTTCCCACCTCGATGGTGGTGGGAAGATCGAGAGCGACCTGGACGACGCCCGCAGACGCCTTGAGGTTGGCGCTCTCGCCGTACTTCGTGGACGTGATACGGAGCGTCCCCGCGTTGTCCGAGGCGACGGCTCCAGTGAGGCTGGCGTTGATCTTCACCGCCACCTCGGCAGCCGTCGCAGCCGCGGGATCGACGAAATCAGCATCCACGAAGGTGATCTTCTGTGGGCCGTCGGCGTCCTTTCCTGCGGTGGCCAGGGCGCCCGCCGCGACCGTCAGCTTGAGGCCGACGGCCATGTCCGCCACACCCGCAGCGAAGACCACTGCCGATTCGGCGCCGGCCTTGCCGACGGTGAACTCGTAGTGGTCGTCCCGGATGCGGATCAGGGCGCCGACTTCGATGGCTTCACCGGGGGTCCATCCCTTGATGTAGATCCTCTTGGCCACCCGGTCGATGTCGATCACGGGGGTCGAGAAGGCCGCTGCCGGACCACCGGCCTGGTCGGCGATCGCGATCGTGTCCCCGATCTTGAGCTTGGCCACCGAGGCGGCCAAGACCGAATACACCTTGACGCCGTTGGCGAGTTCCGTGGCCAACGTGGTCGAGAAGCTCGGCGCCACGTACTCGGCCAAGAAGCCGTCATAGGCCGCCTGGTTCTTGGCAGTGGCCGCGGTCAGTGCTCGGACCGCCGTCTGGATCTGAGCCGCTACGAGCGCCCCAGTGGCCTTGGTTCCGATGTCGATCGCTTGGGGGGCCTCACCATTGATGGCGACGGTGGCCTGGTCGTTGACCGTGTTCACGGTCGCGATGACGGGCCCGGCGCCTCCGGTGAGGACCCCGGGAGTTCCGGGACGGTCCTTGCGACCCTCGTAGTCGTCCACGATCAGCTCGAGCGACTCGCCATCGAGCGCCGAGAAGTCGTAGGTCTCGGCCGACCCGGAATCGAGCACAGCTTGGACGGATGCCGCCGGAGCGGAGCCCTTGTCGACGGCCGTGAGCGACTGGAGGTACCCCGGGAGGTTGCCACGCATGAACTCGGCCCGCTGCTCGGCGTCCGAGGGAAGGGGAGGAGCGACGTCCTCGTCACCGACTTGCCCGGTGACAAAGGGGTCGATCAGTTCGTCTGCCATCTGTCAGATCCCTCTCTTATCCCCCGGGCGAGGTTTGTTCTCGCCCGGGGGTTCGATGTTCTTCTCGAAGGCCTCGATCAGGGGGTGAACTTGACCGGGGCAGTGATGCCGAGGTTCGCCGGGGGGACGAAGGAGGTGATCCCATCGTCGAAGCCCTCGGCATCGTTCTCCGGAGTGGTGAAGCCCAGGACCGAGAGGGCCGCGGGGTTGTCCGGCAGGAGGCGGGCGGTCGAGGAACCGCCAACCCTCTGCGAGGTGGCCCCGATCAGCACGTTGCGGCCCTTGACGGCAGCGGTCTGCTCGATCAGCTTCGCGTCCGTGCGGAAGCGGAGCACGATCTTCCAGACCCCGGTCTCGACGTTGAGGTCCATGAACAGGCGGAGGCCGCCGTACAGGCCCACGACGATGTTGGCTGCGGGGTTGGTGAGCAGGATGTCCGCGTGGTTCGCCAGCCCGTTGTAGCTCACGTCGTCGCGCACGTTGACGACCGGCTCGATCGGGATGCCGAACGCCCCGACCTCCTTGAGGGTCTGGAGGTTGGAGTCACCCACGGGCCCCACGCGACCGGCCAGGTTGGCGCGCCAGTCGTGCTGGAGGTTGAACGGGGTGAAGAACTTCGCCCCACCCAACAGGGAGCTCTGGAACTCGGGCGGCATGAGCTTGACCATCTTGGTCCACAGGTCGAGCGACACGGGGCCGCCCAAGTGGTTGTAGATGATCGAGCTCGCCTGCTTGTAGATGCCGTCGAAGAGCGCCAGGTAGGCGTCGACGGCGTTGTCCACGTCGCCGTTGACCAGGAGCTCTTCCCAGTCCAGCCCCACCCGGGGAGCCAGGCCGTCGAAGAGGGTCTGCATGAACCCCTGCTTCTCGATGTTGTCCTCGAGGGTCTCGATGGGCAGATCGATCTGCGCCTTCACCAGCCGGGCCTGGAGGACCCGCTTGGTGAGCTGGGGCTTGGGCTTCTCGACTTCCGACAGGGCCGTGGCCGAGGTGCCGGCCCGCAGGACCCGCACGTGCCAGCGGAACTTGTCGAGGTGCTCCTCGGGCGAGGACATCGGGTGGAGCCTGGCCATCTTGAGGATGGAGGTGGCCGGGAGGCCGATGCGGAGGAACCGCCGAGCGGGAACCGGCATCAGGTAGCCGGCACCGTCGGCGAGATCCTGTACCGCGATCGCGGTCTTCTCGAACAGGACTTGCTGCATCAGGTTGTTCGCCATGGTGTCTGGATTCCTTCCCTGTGGCGGTTGCTCAGCGACCGCCGCGCTGCTGGCGGGCGGTCAGGACTTGGTCGAAGTGAAGGCCCGGGTTGTACCCCGTGGCCTGGGGCTTGGGATCGCGAGGACCGGTGAGGATGCCACTGGCGTCGGCCACCCCACCGAAGGGGTTCATGGGGGTGGAGTAGCCCTTGGCGATGTCGGTCTTCACCATCTCCTCAGCATCGGAGTCCTGGAAGATGGCGAACGCTCCGGGTCCGGGGGGAGTGGCCGGAGCCGGGGTCACGCCCTGGGCGCTCAGGCCTCCCGCGGGGGGAGGAGTGGGCTGACCGGCGGCCTTGGCCACGGTGGCGAGCTCGGCCTTCACACCAGCCAGCTCGGCGGTGAACTTCTCGACCACGACGCCGAGGGCCTTCTGGAGAGCCGCCTCGTAGCCGGCCATGGGATTGGCCGGAGCGGGGGTCTCGTCCTTCTTGACGTCCTTCTCCTTGTCCTTTTCCTTGTCCTTGCCCTCCAGCCACGGGGGCAGACCACCCTTCCCGAAGCCGCCCATGGAGCCGCTGGCCCCGTCGGCACCGCCGGGGAGGGAGCCTCCCATCCACTTGGTCGGGTCGTCGAGGGCCTGGACGAACCCGAAGAAGTCCTGGGCCGCCGGCAGGATCACGCCGTTGTCGGGGAGCTGGGTCAGGGAGCCGACGTCCTGGGCGAACTTGCTGAGCTTCGCCACCTCCGCGGGATTCACCTTGCTCAGGAAGGTCTGGAAGGCCGGGGTCTGCTTCACCACCTGTCCGACGGCCGGAGTCTTGGCCATCTCCAGGATGATCTGTTGCGCGTCGGCCGACTGCTTGGCGATCATCGCCACGAGGCCGGCGAACTGCTTGCCGATGCTCACTGCATCCACCTTTCCGTGGGTATCCGGGGCGTCGACCGACCCGGGGGTTTCTTGAGAATTGCTCCCGAACGTGCTCTTGAGGGACTTCCAGAAGCGAGTCAGGGGGCCGTCGAACTGGATCTGGCACTCGCCGGAAGCGAGTTGAAGGTCTCGGGACTTGAAGATCGTCACCTGATCGGCTTCGTCGGTCTTCTTGAACATGAAGTCGTGCCCGTTGGCCCCACGCTTCACGAGGGAGAGAAAGAGCACATCCACCTTGCGGAGACGCCCGTGGGTCCTCTGCATGGTGGCCGCCTTGGAGATCAAAACGTCTTCTACCGTCGCCGGCTGGTCGGCTTTCGTGAAGAGACCATTGGGGGGTGAGGCCCCCACGAGACGCTCTCCCTGCCCGGCCATGCTGTAGCCGTTCAGATCACCCTTCAGGACCCGATCCCAGACAGCGTCGGCGTTGATCTTGGTCTTGGCGACCCATGCCCCGACCGGGTAGAGAGGATGGTTCGGGGGAGCGATGAAGGACTCGACCAGGGAACAGTCCTTGGCGACCTCATCGTGGTCGGTGTCCACCTGGCGCTGACGCATCTTCTCGAGGAAGCCCCAGGCAGCCTTCTGGATGTCCTCGGGGGTCATCCAGTCGCCCTGGGAGTCAGGGACGTAAGGCTCGTAGACGACACCCTCGACCGTTCGCTCCTCCGCGTTCACCTTGGCGAAGGGGATGATCTTGTTGACCGCCTCGCGAAGCTCGAACTTGGCGACGAGACCCGTATCCAGAACCCGTTCCTTCAGCCGACCACCCTCATGATCCTTCTGGATGAAGATCCAGACGTCGTGAAGATCAACGAGCCGCTGGGTATCGAGCTTCTGGGACTTGGCCCAGGCGACCGCCGCATCCCGGCCCTTGAACTCGCTCTTGCTGACCTCGATGCTCTGGAGGTTTGCGAGCTCGAACTTCTCCACGGCACGCATCTTCCAAGTATCGTCGATCTCGTCGAAGATCTCGGGCCCGAACTCGAGGTAGCCGGCGTACGGAGGGATCGTCGAAAGATCCAAGCCCTCGGCGTTGTACGAAACCGTCACGTGCGGGTGGAAGCTGGGGTAGTCCCAACTGGCTCCCCCACGACCGAACTCTTCGTGGCGGACTGATAGCTCGGAGCTCTGGAACTGAAGGACGATGGCGCCGTCCTTCCCGAGAGGAGTGAGCTTCCTCTTCTCGGTGACCGCGTAGAGACCGACGATGTCGGTCCGTTCGGTGAACTGTTCCCAGTCCACGGCCGTCTTGCTGTAGACGAGGGTGACGTGCATCTCTTCGGCCGGAAGAGTGGACTTGAACCCCTGGCTCTTCGCCCACTTGATGAACTCGCCAGCATTGAGGAGGTTGCGGCGCACGTAGAGGGGGCGAGGGATGGCGGTCTTCCAGTCGATCTTCTCCACCCCCGTGACCTCGATCTTGGGGTAGCGCCCCTTGATCTTGCGACGCACCGCGCTTGTCTGGGAAGAGGAGAGCTTCGGGAGAACTTGGTTCATCCGGGCCAGCGCGTTGCGGGCGTGGGACTCGTCGTCGATGCGTAGCTGACGGAGCTTCTTGTCGTCGACCGTCCGGATGACGGCGAAGTCGGAGTCGGGGAGCTCGCTGCGTTTCGGGCCCGCCGCCTTCTCCATCTCGTTGGAGCAGCTCTCGCAGGCTTCGCACTCGCAGCCGCAATGGCCCAAGGCCATCTCACCGGCTCCGTTCTTGGCGACCTCGGAAATCGAACCTGGCATCTGCGCAGTCTCCACAAGGAGAAGGCCCGCGGCCGGAGTCGTGATGACTCCTACCACGGGCCCGTGTCTCCGGCTCCCCGATCCGTAATCTGATTACGGACTGGCTACTTCCTTCACAAGATAGTCTGAGTTCCCCCGCGCGTTCAACCCCTACTGTTTCGTGGCATCCGGAACAGTGATCCCCAAGGTGGCGTCGAGCACCTTGGCGAACTCGTCGTTCGAGAGCTTGAGCTGCTTGAGAGTCGCATCCACCTTGTACTGATCGCGGAGGACGCCGTCATCGAAGTAGAGCTCCAACTTGACGAAGGAGCCCTTCGTGGACAGGCGATTGATGATGGCCAAGGCGTTGAGGGTGTTGCGTCGAGAATCGGGCGACTGAGCCACGTTCACACCTCGATTTTCGGAGCCCGGCCTCGATAGGGGAGCCGACGCTTCTCTTCGGTCTCTTTCGCCTGGACGGCCATTTTGAGGGGGACGACCTTGCCCAGATAGACACACTTCACGGACATCTTCGTCGCTAGGGCACATCGCTTGTCGTCCTCCTCTAGTCGGTCGTAGGGGCATACCCCACCTTCCGGCTGACGGCATTCGTGGAGTGTGGCGTGCTCTTTGAGTCTCTTGGCTTCGAGATCCTCGGCCGACTCCGGAGTTTCCGAGACCTCTTCAGGTCGAGCCCGAGGAATGCCGCCGCGATGAAGATAGAGAGCAAGAGGGTCTGAGAGGCCCGGAAAGCGACGAGAGCGATACACGATCAGACCGCCACCCCTTCGGCTGGCTCGTATCCAGCTCCCGCTCGACATGGATCGACGCGCGTGCAAGTCGTGTCCAGGTAGACGCAAGTGGGGCACTTGTCAGGAATGAACTCGTAGTACTTCTTGCACTCCTGGGTTTGCGGCGAAGCCTCGGGACAAGGTCGCGCACAGGTCGCACAGAGCGGGTCAGGGAGTTCCTCGCTCGGCGTCCCGGAAGGCCTGACACCAACCTTCGTGAGTACGGGATCGATCAGATCGAAGAACTCGCGGGTGAGGACGATGAGCTTCTCGAAGCGGATGATGAGCTGCGCGTACTCCTCGTCCGACATCGTGGCCGCGTACTCGAGGACCCGGCTCTTGAAGTCCAGCACAGGCTCCATCAGAAAGCCCTTGCCGATTGGATGAAGGAGTGACGCCGGCCGATCTGGTCGACCATCACGAAGTAGAGATCCTTCCCCTCCTGGAGGAAGGTGGCCCCACTCTTGGCCAGGACGACGCCAAGCAGATCATCGGCCCAATCGAGATCGGCCCTGTGCACGCCCTGGATCTTAACCCCGTACGTCTTCTGGAAAGACATCTTGATGGCCCCGATGTCCGAGGCCATCCCTTCCTTGTCGGGCCGCCCTCCCATCATTTCCTCGGGCTTCTCGCTCGACAGCTCGGGGGGTCCCTTCTGCTGATCGGCCTTGGTCTCGATGAGGATGAGAGGGAACGGAGTATCCGTCAGGCGCTTGTCCTTGAAGGGAGCTACCTTCCGGTTGAGGATCTGTTCGATCTCGGGCCGAGCCTCGCCGACGCCAAGGAAGCCGCTCTTGCCGAGCCGCTCGAGGACTTCAGCCATCTGGAGGTTGTCCGCCACCGGGGGCCGGTTCGTGCGGAAGTACCAATGGTTGATCCGCATGGATGGGAAGAGGTGCTTGTTCACCCAGTCGTCGAAGTCGACCGCCTCGGGCCGGAAAGTCTGTTCCTCGGCCGCAACTTTCGAGGCCAAGATGCTCTGGCGCGTGTACTGGCTCTCCTGCCCGACGTGCGAAGGGGGGAGCTTCCAGCATCCCCGCATCTTGAGTCGACCCTTTTCGTCGTAGCCAGAGTGCGTGGCATCGGTCTGGATCGTGTCCCGGAGCTTCTCGATCTCCACCGTCGGCTTGCCGGTGTTGGTGAAGTTGTTGGCCTGGGACGAGCCGTTGACCTCCATGATGACGAAGCCATGAGCCTTCTCACGCCCACGCTTCTGAGTCTCGAAGAGCGCCCGGATGCTTCGCTCGCTCTTCTTGCTCATGTTCCCGTCGATGACCTTGAAGAGAATCGGTGGGATGAGGTTGTTGTCGAACCAACTTGCATTGACCTCTTCCATGGCAATGAGGCCCTGGGCCAGGGTGAGGCACGAGAACCACCGCGGGACCGGATAGGGGCTGCCCATCGCGTTGTAACGCGCGTAGAACAGGATCTCGGTGGCTTCCACGAAAGACGGATGAGATGCCAGGAAGACTTGCTCGGCGATGGTGGTCTTCGTGGCGAAGTCGGTATAGAAGATCCGATCGTACTGTTCGGAGTCGGGGTTCCAGAGATACTCACCGACGAACTGACCGGTGTTCCGGTCCATGATCCGAGGATCGCCGAACTCCTTGAACCAGACATAACGACCCGTCTGACCCACCGCTTGCACGAACTTGCGGAAGCGGAGTTTCTCGGGGGCCTCGACGATCTGGAACGAATTGACGCGGTGAGGGATCCGCGCGTCAATCGGATCGCCCAGGCGCGTCATACGCAGTTGGACGATCTGAACTTGGTCGAGCTTCTGGGGCTTCCGGGAGAGAGGATCCCGGTAGACTTCGAGGGCGCATCCGCCCACGCGCTCGTAATCCTCGCGGAGAGCCTTCCGGATCCTCATCCAGCTCTTCTTGGGGTTGCAGTTGAAGAAGAAGCTGTTGAGATAGTTCTCCTCGTCGCGCTTCTCCTCCTTCAGGTCCGCGAGCTGACGAGTGAAGGTCCGCTCCCGGATCTTGCGGAGGGTCGCGGCATGACGCTTGGCGTACTTGGGGAACTCGACGTGCCAGCACTTGCGGATGTGGGCGTCACCCTCCCCAACCTGATCCCGGTGATTGAGGGCCGGCACACACTCCCGAAGGGCTCGGTCAACGAAGGCTTCGGGAGACTCGGGGTTCGCGAAACTCTTGGCGATCTTGTCGTCGACCGTCCACTTGTTGAGTCGCGAAACCCCGTCGGTTTCGAGCTCCTGGAGGAGCTTACCCTTGAAGTGGTCCTCGAGATCCTTCCGGTTCTCCGTCTCGTCGAGTTCGAGAGTTTCGACGAAGCTGTGCCCGAACCCGTCGATGTTCGACTTCATCGAGTCAACGAGGGGATCGATGATGGGGACGCTCTGGCTGATGTGAACGAGCGTGTAGGGGTCAACGGGGGGGCGAATGATCTGGAAGGCCCCGTAGACCCCGTCGAACTGATCCGCGTAGTCGGCTTCTTCGGACTGGAGCTTGAGCTGCCGGAGATCTTCGGGGGTCGTCTGGCCCCCATCCCCGACGCCGGCCAGCTCCAGGTTCAGAGCCATGTCGTAGAGGGTCTTCTGGACCTTGACTCGAACTGCCCGCTCGCTGCCGATCGAT